GCAACCCGCCCCGGCGCAGGCTCCGGTTCAGGCCCCGGTTCAGGCTCCGGTTCAGCAACCTGTCCAGCCTGCGCCAGCCCCGGCCCAACCTGCTCCTGCTCAGGCTGCCCCGGCTCCCGCTCCGGCGCAGGCTCAGGCCGCTCCGCTCCTGCAAACGACTCAGGAGGAAGTGATGGCCTCCATCACCCCGGAAGTCGAGGAGATTATGAAGAAGGCGGAAGTGGCTGCGGAAGAAGCTCGGCGGCAGCTTGCTCAGGAACAGGGCTTCGGCACGACCATGACGGTTCAGGCCCCGGCGCAGCCCTCGGCAGGAAGTGAAGATGTAAACTCCGCCCTCTCCAATCTGCTGGCGGCGGCTGGCAGCTACGGCGGACAGGCATAAAATGATACGCTAACCTCCAAACAAGTTGGTGGGTATAGTCATGCAACAGAATATCTTCCAGTCTCCAGCATCTCAAATCTCACCAACTGTTTGGCAGACCGCTGTCAACTTCCTGCGGCTGGTCTTGCCTACGGGCGTGGGGTTCTACAGCACCTCCTCGGTGGGGGCGAACCCCGGCTCGTGGCGAGACCAGCCGCATGCCAACATCGAGTCGATGGCCCAAACGGTGCTCTCGCTCTCGGCGCAGCAATGCAACACCTACTTCGCCATGTCCGGCTTCCGTGAAGGACTCCATGAAGAACAGAAGCCGAACGGGAAGACGGCTACAGTCTTCCGCACGCAGGCCAACGCCATAGCGCAGCGTTGCCTCTGGCTCGACATCGACTGCGGGAAGGCGAACAGCGTCTATCCCAACGATGTCGCCGCCATCAATGCGCTTACAAATTTCCTCAAGCAGACGGGACTCCCTCTTCCTGTCGTCGTCAGCTCCGGCCACGGCCTCCATCTCTACTGGCCTTTCATGGAGTCCGTAAGCACCACGCAGTGGCTGCAAATGGCCGGGATGCTCAAGTCCCTCTGCACCCACTTCCAGTTCGACGCCGACCACAGCCGGACGATGGATGCCGCCAGCGTCCTGCGCGTGCCCGGCACCTACAACTACGACTTCAAGGGCAAGTATGACGGGCAGCCCAAGCTGTGCCGCATCCTCATCCTGCCCAAGACCATATACCATGTGCTGGATATTGCCGGGACTCTGGTCAAGGCCATCAAGTCCAACCGGATAGCCCCGGCTACCTATACGTCGCCGCGCTCCACCTATCCTCTCCCGTCCGTAGGAGCCGTGCCTCCCGCTCCCGAAGGGCTGTCCTTCGTCGGGATGGAGGAAGCCTTCAACGGGCCGAAGCGTCATCCCTTCCAGATTATCAGGAAGTGCCGCCAGATTCAGCAAGCGGGCCTTGGGACGTACACCCAATGGTACAACATGATGCTGGTCATGAAGCACTGCGCCTTCGGCGAGCAGGCCGTCCACGACATCTCGAAGATGGACAAGGTGCGCTACGACTACAACAACACCCAGACGAAGCTGACGCAGGCCATTGAGGGCGGCTACGGGCCGTGCCGCTGCGACACCTTCAACGAGAAAGACCCCGGCATCTGCCAGTCGTGTCCTTTCTGGGGGAAGATTACCTCCCCCCTCCAGTTGGGCGACCCGTATGTGGAACGCAAGCCTGTGAAGCTGGTCGCCGCCGATGTGAACAGCGACTCGCCCGTGGTCACGGCGTCCCCCTGCGCTCCCGTCATGGAGGTCATGCCCTTCAACAATCAGGAGTTCTCGGTCGTCCCCGGCAAGGGCGTCATCTGGCACAAGAAGACGCTCGTGTCCGCAGCCGAAGCCGGGGCCAACGATGATGAAGACCACTACATCACCAAGGACATCCTCATTTGCGATGTGGAAATTTATGTCCATAGCGTCTGCATTGACGACACCGGGCCGGACTTGCAGCGCAGCTACCTCGTGCGCAAGCAGGCTCCGGGGAAGGCACCGGAAGAACTGCGGCTTAACGTGACCTCGGACTTGGGAACGCAGAAGCTCTGGAACTGGCTGGCGAACAATGCGATGCTGCCTGTACACCCCCGTTACAACAAGCAGTTGAGTGACTTTATGAGCACATATCTAGCGTCCATTCAGAACAAGCTGCCGGAAGTTTTTGTCCGCGACACGTTCGGTTGGGTGACGAACCATGACGGCGTGACTGGAGAGTCCTATCCCGGCTTCATCGTCGGGCCTGAGATGTTCACGTCCCGTGGCGTCAAGCCTGTCAAGCTCACGCCCCGCGCCGCACAGGTGGCCGAGTCCTTCTCCCGTGTCGGGAATCTGGAGAAGTGGAAGATGGTACCGCAGATGTACCGCATCCTCGAACAACCCTTCTCTCAGCTCATGATGCTGACCGGGTTTGGCGCTCCGTTTATGAAGAACGGCGTCGGCACGGCCACCAACGTGGCCTACTCCCTCTGGGATGTGAAGGGCGGGAAGGGCAAGTCCACCGTCCTTGAAGCCGTCTCCAGCATATGGGGCTGCCCGAAGCATCTCCTCCAGACGAAGAACGATACCGTCTCGTCCCGTTTCCAGAAGTACGCGGTTCACAAGAACCTGCCCATCTTCATCGACGAGGTGACGAACATCAGGGAAGCCGACCTCTCCGACCTTATCTACGACATCGTGAACGGACGGGAAAAGAGCCGTTCGCTTGGCTCCGGTACGGCGCTGGCCCGCTCCGGGTCATGGTCGACCACGACTCTGTTCACCTCGAACAAGTCTCTTTACGAGATGCTCAAGAGCAGCCACATCCAGTCTGACGCCACCTGCATGCGCGTGGTCGAGCACCAGTGCGACTTCAAGGACTATACGGGCACGCCCTACCAGAAGTACATCGCCAGCGTGCAGAACGTGATGCACACCAACTATGGGCTCGCTGGCCCGGCGTTCCTCCAGTATTGTTTCGACCATCCCGAAGTGATGGACGAGATTACCCATAAGGCCAAGGCTTTCGCCCAGACCTATACCGTCCAGTCCGACGAACGGTTCTGGATGTACGGCATCGGCATCCCGCTGGCGGCTGGTGAAATCGCCGTCCGCGCCGGACTCATCGACTACGACATCCCGTACCTGCGCGAGTGGTGCGTCAAGGTGCTCCTGCCCTCGCTCCGCGAAAAGATTCGCGACACGAAGTCCAGCGGCGACAACCTGCTGTCCGAGTTCCTCAACGAGAACATCAGCCACACCCTGTCCGTGAGCTCGGCCAAGCGCCCCTCCAGCCAGAAAGACCCCGGCATCCAGTCCGGCCTCGACACCTACGTCAAGTTTTACCCGGTCGGCGCTCTCTATATCCGCCACGAACAGGACACGAACACCTACTACGTCAGCACGAAGCGGCTGCAATACTGGTGCCGGGACAACCGAATCTCGATGGACGTCATGCTTCAAGAGCTGCGGAACAAGGGCGTCTACCAGAAGAACGACAAGATTCAATACGCCCTCGGCAAGTGGGTGTCGGCTCTTGACCATAGCAGGTCGACGGTCTTCCGGTTCGTCATCCCGCAGGATAAGGAATAGGATAAAAGAAGGGTGCCCCTCCAGTCTCATAAAGGGGCACCCCGGCGGTGGGTAGCGTCCTGCAACAAGACACCGGGCCAACCATAGGCCAAGTGGCCCGGTGTGTCAATTACGCCTTTTTACGGCGCGGACGTACCGTGGGCGACTCATCCATCGCGTCAGGCTGGAAAAGGTCTACAGAGGCCGTTTCTGTCGCATTGGCGGCCACGCTGGAGGTGGACGCAGCCGCTGCCTTGGCGACCTTGACCTTCACTTCCTCGACCACGATGCTGTTGCCCATGCAGTTGGTGGCGGCGACGGACACGTTGAACGTCCCGGACGCGGTCGGCGTACCGGAGAGGCGAACCAAATCCTGCTCATACTCGGCGCTCATCCAGTCGGGCATCCCGGTCACATCGTAGTTGATGGGGAGCGTGCCGTCGAAGGTGACGCGCCCTTCCCATTCCTCATTCACGAGGGCAGTGGGGGAAACGGTCTGCTTGTGGGTCACTTCGACGCACTCGCAGTCGCCGCCCTCGCAACAGTTGTAATTGCAGATGAGCCACTTGATGACGGGCACGCTGGTCTCGAAGAAGAGGCAGGTGCCGCGAGGGAACTTGCGTGCCTCGCTCCCGCCGTAGCCCCGCTCCATGACGAGGGTGCCGCACTGGTTCTCAATGTACACCCACTCGGTATACAGGTTGTCCCGCAGGGACAGGATGGTGGAGTCACCGTCCGGGATGTGGGCCAGCAACCGGGCGTAGTCCCGTGGCGTCAGCGGGAGAAACGAGTCATCGGCATAGAGTACATCGTGGAGCGTGGCGGAAAATGGTTTGAGAATCATGGTGTCTCCTTTAGCAGTCGTCGCTGTTGCAGGGGGTTTGCGTCACCGAAACGGAGTCAATCAGGACAGGGGTCGTGCAAAGGTCGATGTCCAGTTTGGCGATGAGCCGCCCGTCATTGAACTCAAGGATGCCCCAATACCGTCCGGGCGGAAGGTGCCAGAGCTGGTCGTCAAACCGGAAGACCGTCTCCCCCTTGTCGTTGGTGTCGAAGGCGGGATACACCAGCGCCGGAAGCTCATGAGGGTAGACGGCGTCCGTCCACGGCGTCTCGTATCCGGGCCAGCATCCTGTGAAAATCAGTTCTGACTTGAGGCGGCACTTGCAATGGGGCGCTTGGATGACAAGGCGCACATGCTCATAGTCGATAAGCTGCCCGCCGTTGCACCCCGGCTGTACCAGCTTGACCGCGAGCTCCGGCTGCCCCCAACAGATTCGGGTGATGGTCGATTTCATATCCTTACCTTGACTTCCGATAGTGAGTGTCGTAAACAACCTAGGTCATGTCTCACCATTTGGCAATCCCGAATGGCGTACCACTCTGACATGACACATCACCTGCCACGCCCTCCCGGTCTTGCCTTCGTACCGGGAGGGTTTCTCTTTTTCCTAGTTCATGTACAAGTCCGCTTGATCATCGTGCAGCGCAATGGCGGCCTTCTCCGCAGCCTCCAAGGTGCGGAACTTGCCGAGATGCTCACCCGTCAACAGGTAGTGCTGCCACGCCTGTTCCGGCGACCACCGCTCCCCATTGGGGCCGATGGACGGGAAGTTGACCCAGAGGCCGTCCCCATCCTGTTCGGTCATGGTGGCTACCGTACTGATTGTCCCGTCCGCGTTCTTCACCACGGGCCGATTGTAGAGGTCGATGTTGCCGGGGATGACCGGGGCGTTGGGCACCTCATGACGCAGCGCCGCCGACGCATCCTCATCCGGTACGTCGAACCGACCACGGTAGCCGCGGTTGAAGTAGTTCAGGCCGTTCACCGTGTTCTCCTGCACCGCATTGCGGGCAATGCTCCAGTCCGTATACACTTGGCGGATGGCGTCCTCGTCCATGTCTGGGCCGAACAGCGCATCCAGCGTCTTCCGCGTCTCGCTGTTCAAATCGGACAACTGCCTGTCCGCCACGTAGATGGAGATGTAGTCGTCGGCTTCTTCCTGAGTGAACCCGGCGGACAGGAGGATGTCCTTCTTCTCGCCCACCGTCCCCTTCAAGGCGTTGCCGATGCCAGCCCTGCGGATGAGGTTCTCGTAGTGCTCACGCGCATTGTAGAAGGAGGTCTGGGTCACGTTCATGCCCGTGGCGTAGATGGACGTGGCACCGAGCGCCGACCAGAACGGCCCCAATTGCTCCCGTGTGGACTGGTAGATGGGGTTCTTGTAGAGCGGGTCGTGTTCAATCCAAGCCATGACGCCCTGCAACACGCCGCCCAGATACCCGTTGGCGAGGGCGCGGATTTCTTCCGGGGCCATGTCCACGCCGATGGCGTCGTAAAGACCCTTGGCGATGTTCACCCATGTCCTGTCTGTCGTCAGGTTGTAGTGGTCGGACTGGCGCGCCGTCCTGTTGTACGAGTCGTAGGACAGCTTGGCACCGGAATAGGAGTACCCTGTAGCCACCTGAACGGCAGGCTGCATAATCATGGGCGACATGGTCTGGATGATGAACTGCATCGGGTTCTGCTTGAACTCGAACGCAGGCATCGAGTTGGGCACGAGCGACTTGCCGAAGACGACCATCATGGTAGCCATGAGGTCGCCGCAGCTCATCTTCCCCCGCTCCACCCGGTCGAAGCCGTAGGCCGCAAGCGCGCCGAGCATGGCCGGGCCGAAGCCTGTGGGCCACTTCACGTAAGCGCCGCCGCCCGTGCCGACCGGGATGAAGGTGCAAACCTGCGACAGCGGCATCATGTCGAGGATGCGCTCGCCTTCTTCCCCTTCTCCGAGGCTGTCCTGAATCAACGGGATGAGCGCCCGGATGGAGGCGTAGGATGCGAACAGGACGGCCCATCCACGGATGGCCTTCATCCTGAGCTGCCTCGCCTGCGGATGGTTGCCGAACGTCATGGTGTGCAGGCCGAGTGCGCCGAGAAGGTTGCTTGCCGTCTGTCCTATCGAGTTGGTGAACGGGAACAGGGGCGAGAGGTAACGGGACGTGAACCGCCCACGCTGCGCCATGTTCATCAGGGTCGACACCCCGCTCACGGTGTCGCGCATGTTGATGCCGTTCTCCCGCATCTTGATGAACTGCGCGAACGTGGGCAGAGCATAGAAGAAGTTGCCCCACTCCGTGATGGTGTTGATGGCCTTGCCGATGGTGCCGCTTCCAAGTTTCTTCAACGAGTTGGGGATGACGGCGCGCACATCGGTGGCCGTCCGGCGCTTGTTCAGACGCAGAAGCTCGTTGTAGTTGGAGGAGGAGTCCACCCCGCTGGCCTTGAAGTCCTGCATCATCCGGTCGATGTAGGCGTTGCCTGACGTGCCCGTCGACCAGTACCGCGCAAGCCGGATGAAGTTCATCGGGTTCAGGGCGAAGCCCACCATCTGGCAGGCGATGCGCGCACCCGGCACATTCTCCCCGCGCTCGTTGGTGAAGTTCCTCGTCGGCAGATAGGACACACGTTCCGTGAAGTCGCGCACGCTGGTCAGGACGGGGAAGTATGGTTTGAACCTCGTATAGACGCTGGCATAGGAGCGCGTCACCGTCGCCAAAGCCGACAAGACCTTGTCCGGTGCCGCAGCGTAGAACGGGTTGCGGACGGACTCGTGAACCTTGGGGTCATCGAACATCACCCGGTAGGCTTGGATGACGCTCTGCCCACTCTCGTCCACATCCAGTACGCGGATGACCACGTCCGTGCTGTCCTCGACGTTGCGCGCCCATTGCTCCGCCTGCTTCGTGTGCTGGCCCGTGCCGTATCGGATACCGTTCACGATGTTCTCAGGCACCATCGCCATGCCGTTGTAGAACTTGGTGTTCCCCGCCTCGCTCGTGACGTTGCCCTGTTTCTCGAACATGAGGTAGGCTTGGCGCAGGTAGGAGCCGAACTCGGACATCCCGACGCTGCGCGACGCCCGCGTCCCGTATTGGACAAGCGCCGTCCATGCGTCCTGTGCAGGGGTGCGGGAACCGTAACGGTGGAAGTTCTGCCGGGGGGCATAGTAGGAGATGTCGTTGATGCCCCCAGTGCCAGCTTGCTTGTCCGTGGTCATGGCGCAGTAGTAGAGCCACTCGTCGAACCGGGCGAAGTCGGCATCGGAGAGCTGCCCATTCTCAAACAGGAATCTTGTTACCCATGAGTAACCATTGCCGAGCATGGCAAGGCCCGCGTTGCACTTCTCCTGTCCATACCGGGCCACGACCTCGGCGATTTCCGCCTGAGCCTCGGCTACCGTCCGACCGCCGTACAGGTTCACGTCCACATCCTCGCCCGCTTGCCGGGCCAAGTACGCGGAGAGTGCGCTCTTGGCGGCCTTCACAGCGTCAATCTTCTCCTGTCCGTTGGGCAGCATGTACGCTTCCTGAACGGCGCGCTCTAGTTCAATCTGCTGCTTCGGCGCGGCCTCAAGCGTATGCTGCGCCGTGCGGTAGCGGCCCATATCGGACATGAACTTGTCCACGTCCACGGACTTGCCGTCGATGTCGTAGGCGTTCTCATTGGCCCACTTCATAATGGGCTCGTAGACGTTGTTCATGAAGAGCCGTGCGGCACCCGTGATGCGATTCTGCAACGTGTTGAACGACTGGAGGAGAGGAGTCTCGTCCGGGTTCGTCCTGCTGTTCGACAGATGCTTCAAGCAGTACAGCCGGAAGTCGGCCCCGCCGTCGACGAAGTTGCGCCGGATGCTGGTGGCGAACGACGCCCAACGCCCGGCCCGCCACTCAGGAGAATAGGCCGTCTCAATGAACCCCTTGCGGCGGTACGCCTCCATCTCCTTGCCCTTGCGCAAGGACTCGGCGTTCTCCCGTGCGATGGTGCTGACAAGCTCGGCGGCGCGGGCAAGCCCATCCTCCTCGACGTCGCCAAGGGGGGCGTACTCGTTCACGTCGAAGGTGCCGTCAGGATTGGCCGTCTCGCCTGCGTCGCCGGGGGCCATGCCCTCGGACAGCTCGGCGTTGATGGCGTCGCCGAGTTCAATCTTCTCGGCGGCAATCTCTTCCGGCGTGCGGATGACGGGAGGCTCGGACGCAGTCTCGGCCCCGCGCACCACATCGGAAGTGGAGTCCAGCATGTTGCCGTTCTGCATCCCGTTCACGGACGTGTCGGCCTGCGGAGTCAGGAGACCGGAGACAAGCTGCTGCGTCACGTAGGTGGGCGTGTTGCCGAGCGTCGCCAGCGGAGAGGTCATGTTCTGCGGGTCGACCATCGCCTCGTTGATGGCGTTGTTGTAGAGGCTGTCCGGTGCGGCGTCCGCCATCTCCATCGTCTGCGCGGCGTAGTCGATGGAGGTGTCCAGTGCATTGTCCTGTTCCAGATTGATTTGCTCTCTGGGGGAAGCGGTCTGCATGCCGACTGCGTCGCGCATGTAGTCGGCGGCGAAAGTGTACGCGGCACGCGGGTCATAGCCAGCCTGCATCATGCTGGTCATGACGTTGGTGAACTGGACATCCAGAGCCACGCGGGTTTGCAGGTCGACATCCAGACGCAGCGCGTCGATGATGTCGTTGACCGGAGTGTTCAGGCCCGTGAGCTGGCGGTCGAAAGCATCCCGCACCTCGACGGGAAGCACGGCATTGTAGATGTCGTTGCGCAGCTCGTAAGCCACCGAGTCCTTCTTGAGCTGGCGGAAGGAAGAGTATCTCAGGTATTGGTCAATAACCTCCCGAACCTGCACATACCACCGGAGAATGAACTCCTTCACGCGCTCGAAGATGGGCTGCAATCCGGAGTTCTTGGGCACCGTGCCGTCCATCATGTACCGCTCGAAGGCCGTGGTGATGGACTCATGCGCCCGTGAGCCCCATGTCGGCGGGTTGAAGAAGTTGGCTTCGGGTACGCCAGCGTACCGGGCCAGCGTCTTCAAGTCCGCAAGAAGCTGCGACGCCATCGGGTTGGACTGGATTTCAGCCTGAGACATCCGGGACAGGACAAGCACGCCCTCGTAGATGAAGTAGTGCTCGAACTCGTGCAGGATGGTGTTGACGTCAGCGTCGGGGCGGACGCGGACGGCGCGGTTCGCAAGGTTGTAGTTCGGGTCGTAGATTCTCTCCGCGACGAAAGACCCACGCTGGTTCTCACTCCGGGTAGTGGGAAGAAGCGTAATCTCGTCGAGCATCTGGCGCACCGTCTTCTGCGACACCTGCGCCAAGGTGTTGAGCATCCGGTACACAAGGACGGCGGCTGTGTTGGCAGACTGCTCATCCCTTTTCAGTTCCTTGCGGAAACGGTCGAGGAGATGCTGGAGGTCATTGAAGGCGTCCATAGACTCCGCAGAGTTGCGGATGTCTTGGAGGAAGGCGTTGATGGTGTTGGCGGTAGCCATGTCCATCTCGGCCTGACGCAACGCCTCGGCATCCGAGTAGCCGCTGCTCTTGTAATACTGCTGACGGTCTCTGCGGAACTGCTCAAGGATGCTGGTCGTGGACTCTACAGAATCCCCGGATTCCGCAAGGCGGCCAAGGACTCCTGTGAATCGACCATCGCTTGAGCGTTGCTCTGTCGTGCTTGGATAGCCTCCATCGCCAACAGCCTGTCCCGCGCCTGCGGTATCATCTGGGCGACCACTTCGTCCGCTGTCGGCTCCGTCTCCGGCCTGCGGCCCCATTGGTTGATTAGGCTGAACATCGCCAGCAACCGTTCCGGGGTTCGCGTATGCGGCCCCACCAGCCCCTGCGCCTTGAGTTGTTCCACCAGCGCCAACAACATCTTGAGGGCTTCCGGCGACAACGCCTGCACCATCTGCGGGTTGAGCGGCTGCTGTTTGGCGATTTGCCGCAACGCCGCCTGCACCAGCTTCCGTTGCTGTTCCGGCGTTAGTTCTAAGAAGTCTGTCATGTTCTACCTTCTTCCATTGCTCAAAGCGGTTCTTGATGTCCTGTCCGGAAAGCTGCGACAAGTTCGCGTCCACGTTGTCGATGACGGACTGGACGCTTGCACGCATGCGCTCATCCGGGGCAATCTGGTACGCCCGCGCCAAAAGGGACAGAAGTTCTTCCGTCTTGTCGTAGAAGGACAACCCATACTCGGATGTCCACGAGGCGGGCGGTTGGCTGCTGGCGATGTCGCGCATGACTTCCCGCGCACGGTTGACCAGCGCGTTGAAGTCTGCGGTACTGGACACGGGCACGGTCGGGCGCGGCGCTTCCGGCACAGGCGAAATGGTGGGCTCTACCGGAGTGCTGACAGGCTCGACAGTGGGCTCGACGGTAGGCTCAACACGGGGCTCGGTCTGGACTGGAGCAGGCGTCGGGTTCACGGGCGTAAGCGGCGTCACCGGGCGGCCCGTGTTGTTCATCTTCCAGTCCGTATACGCATTGACGGCGTTCACCGTCACCATCGGGTTCCGGTTCAGGTAGCCCTGCAACCGGACGAAGACAGGCTCAAGGCGCTTGATGTCGAGGCCAGCGGCTTCGGCGCGCTGCATGTTCTCGAACATGGGCGTGAGGTCGGCGATGGACACGGGCGCTTCGGATGCGTCTATCCTGTCCATCTCCTCACTGACCCCGGCGAGGGCCGCAGTAATCTCACTCTCCCTCGCAGCCTGCTCAGGAGTGTACTTCTGGTTGACGACGCCGCCGGGCAATGCAGGGGCCTGAGAGGGCTCAGGAACGTTGAAGCCGCCGACCGTACCTTCCGGTTCGGGAGTGCGCGTTCCGCGTCCGGGAGGGGGCGTTGTGGGGCCGGAATCGGCATCCCCTCCACGCAGCCCACCGATGCCGCCGAGGAACCCGCCGACTGCGGCACCAGTGACGCCCGCTTCAAGCGCACCCTCGGTCAAGGGTCGGGCGTCACCAGTCGCCGCATTGTATGCGTAGTTCTGGGAGACCTGTTCCGCATACTCGGAAGGGAACTCCTCAGCCGCGCCGAGGGCGACGCCGGAACCGAGGCGGCGGATGATGCCGCCGCGAATGAGCGGGGCCAGCACACTGGAGCGGGCGATGAGGGCTTCCGGCCCAAGGACGCCGGATGCGGCACCGATGCCCGATGCGATGGGCAGGGCGGCGGCAGCGGCGTCGCGGGCCATCACAGCGCGGATGTCCGCGTCGCTCATGCCCTGTGCGGCGAGGGCCTGATACTGCGGCACACGGGACAACTTCTCCGTGGGCGCGTCAAAAATCTCCTGTGCGACCTGAGCGACCACACCTGTGGCAGACTGGACGGCACCAGCCGCAGCCGCGCCTGTAGCCGCGCCGACTGCGGAACCCACGGGGCCGCCCACGGAACCGACAGCGGCACCGCCACCTGCGGCACCGATGCTGGTCAGGACATTGGGCCACTGCTCAAGCACGAGGTTCAGGAGAGGACGAAGGCTCCTGTCCTCATACATGCGGCGGAAGACGACCCAAGAGTCCGAGTCGGCGGCACGCAGCTCCTGTTCGCGGCGGTAGTCGTTAAGGCGCTGCGCATTCTCCGAACGGCGCTGCACCTCGTTGGCCGCGCTCTGGGAAAGCTCTCTGGCAAGCGCGTCGGCAGACTCGCGCAAGTCCGCGCCTTCGGTCTTGGACATGGCGTCGGCAAGCAACGGGATGGTGTACCCTTGGTCAATGGCCGTGTCCAACCCCTTCTGCATACTGGCGTAGAAGTTGGACATCATGGCAGGGAACCCGGTAGCTGCCGCTTCCTGTTCCTCGGCTTCCCGGCGCAAGGGCTGGAGGATGCCGTTCTTGAAACGGTTCGCCGCCGTGGTGTCCTGACCAAACCGCTGCTTGGCGTATTCGGGCCACACCTGATTCTCGTACTGGTCGAGAATCTCGTACTTCCTCTGGTACGACGCCTCCTGCCACCACGGTTGCCCACGGAGTTCATCAATGACCCGCCGGGTCTCCTCCATCATGTAGTTCTGCTCAAGTTTCTGAGCGAGCTTGGCCTCCTCTTTCTTGTTGAGTGAGGGGGCCTTGGGAGTGGCGGGGAGCGGCGCGTGCCTGTAACCCTGCAAGGGGTCGATGGGTTCGGTAAGGATGGAGCCGCTAGGAAGACCCATGTTGTTGCGTGCCATATGCTTATCCTAATGCCGTTACGGGTACGGCGTCGATTAACGCCAACAATTCATTCTTGTACGGACTGTTCAGGGCATCCACATGGAGGAAGTCCGCCGTGCCGAAGGCGTTGGTGCGGCGAAGCTCGTTCTCCAAATACTCCAGAGGCGTCGGCTGCGCCGGGGCTGCCGCGACCGGGACAACGTTGCGCGGGTCGGCCAAGAGGTCGGCCATCCCCTGTTCAAACGAGGTGCCCTTCGGCTGGATGACGTTCCCGTTCGCATCCATAGGCAGGGTCTGGAACTGAGTGGGTGCCGCCGCCATCTGCTGCGGCGGGGCGAGAAGGAACTCAGGAGTATCCAGAGGGCCGACCGCAACTGGAGCTGGAGCCTGCTGAGGGATAATCTCTACGCCCGTGCTCGTCCTGTCAACATTGGGCTGCTGGACAAGGGTCGGCTCGTCGATGTGGTACGAGGGATAGGTGTGCCGGGGCGTGAGCGGCGTCGGCGCACGCAGCACGCTGTCGAGCGCGGCGAAGGTATCGGGAGTCAGCGGGCCGGGAGCGATGGCAAGAGGCCGCCTCCTGTTGTACCGGGCGTTGAGGGCGTCGCGCACGGAGCTGCGGTTGTAGGCGGGGATGGGGCCGACCGAGACCTTGGGCATCGGGCGGGCCATAGGCGCAGGCTGCGTCGCTCCGCCGGGCAGGGTGGGATACTTCACATCCTGTCCGTTCGCCCACCGCTTGAGCGCGGTGTTATAGGCGGTATAGGCGAAGTCGGAAGTCCGTGTGCCGTGCCGTCCTTTTGCGAGGCTGGAGGATGGGAGAGCAGCCCAACGCTGTGCGAGCTTGGGGAGGGCCGCGTCGAAGTCGCCGCGCATCAACGGGTCGAGGGCACCCGTGTCCATCATGAGCGCAATCGCCATCCTGTCCTGCGCTTCGGGAGAGAACCCGGAGATGTTGTACCGCTTGGCGAGGTCATCGGCTGTGGACTTGAGAATCTGGTAGCGGCCCGCAGCCGTGGACTTCTGCTGTTTCCCACGCAGGTCGGTATATGTCCCGGCGACGTTGGGGTGCGCGGAGAAATCGGACATCCGCCCGGCACCGAACAGGGCGTCGTAGCCCTGCCCGGCGGCGTAGGCGTCCTTGCCGACTTCCGCTTCGGCAATCATGTCCAGAGCGGCACGCACGTAAGGGTTGCGTAACGCCTCTTCCATCCGTGTTGTACGTGACGATGCGGCCATTATTTCTTCCCTTGCTGCTGCGCGGCTCCGGTATCAATAAGGAACTGAGTCGTGGCGTTGCCCATCTCTGCGTTGATGGGAAACATCCGGTACTGTCCCTCTTGCGTGCGCAGGACAATGTTGTTGCCAGCGATGACCATGTTGCCGGGGGTGATGCCGTCAAGGACATCCTGAGTCACGCCGATGTTCGCCAAATCGTCGATGGTGGCGAAGCTGTCGGCCTGCAACGGGTCACGCTCATAGGGCTGCCGCGTCGCATAGGAGGAGACCGGGAGACCCAAAAGGTTGTTGTAGTAGTCCTCGTTCGAGAACGGCGTCAGGTTGTCCGTGGCCCGGTACTGCCACTTCCCATCGACCATCGTCGGGTTCAGGTTGGGCAGGGCATAGGACGACCGAGTGCTCGGAGTAATCCCATAGTCCCGATAGAGCTGCTCGACGCGGGCGTTGTAGGCGTTGATGTCCCTCTGCTCCGAGTCGTAGGCCGCACGCTGCTCAGGAGAAAGCGCCTGATTCGCGTCGATGGTGGGCGTCCGGCGAGGCAGCCCACGGTATTCCGGTTGCTGCTGAGTCGGGACGGTGGCGGCAGTGGGCTTCTGCGTCGAGGTCGGCGCAGTGGTCGAAGGCTGCGTCGGCTGTCCGCCCGGCTTGAAGTTCGGGATGGACGGGATGGAAGGTATCGTCTGCTGCGGGGAACCCGTCAGGCTCGGCGTGGTCGCGCCGCCCGGAACAGGATTGCCGTACTTGTCGCGGGGGATGCCCACGTTGTTGGCCGCCCAATCGTAAGCGCGGGTGTCGTACCCATATCTGGACAGAGCCGCATTCAGGGCGGCGAGCTCCCCGGTCGCCCGGTCATTGGCGTACTGCGGGGCCACGCTGGTGCGCGCCTGCGAGAGTGCGGACTCCTGAGCGAAACGCCCCGGCATGGCCGCTTCTTCCAGAATGTCCTGCCGCTCAAGGGAACGGTTGTTCAGGGCGTGCTTGTCGGTAATCTCGAACTCCCGGTTGACGCGGGGGGAGAAAGTAGCCAAGGCTTCAAGGTTGTCCAGTTGGCCCTTCTGGACGGTGTTGTATTTCTGCAAGTCATCCCAATTGGCTTTGCGGGCAAGCTCGGTGCCTTCAATCCAAGGGGTGAACAAATCGGGAATAATCAGCATACCAGCCCCCTCACTTCATTATTTAGTTTGCAATCGGCCCCATTGCCAATACCGTTCCTAAAGAGGAGGACTGCCCCGTCAATGGGGATGCCGACGAGAACTGCGCCGGGTATCGCGTCTCCCGTGCGGTGCTCAGGTATCCGAGAAGTTTCATAGCACCTTGGGCACCGGAGTCAAGCAAGCCGCCGAGCTGCGCCAAGGCGTCGTTTGCGGCACCAGCGTAGCTTGCGGAAATCTGCTGGATGCCGCGACCTAGGTTGAGTATCTGCGTCCTGCGGTTCCAACGCTGGTCGCTCTTGATGTACGACCAGAACGCTTCGTCCCGCAGGTTGTAGTTGATGGTGTCGTCACGGGAGATGGCTTCGGCGTAGTCCATGTCGTTCAGGAGGGACGTATCCACGCAGAGCGCATACTTCTTCGCGAGGTCGGCCATAATCTCATCGGCCCACCGGAACGCGGAGTTGTTGTAGGAGTTGCCCCGTTCCCGTGCTCCGGGATAGTCCGGTTCATGCTCCTCGGCGTTGCCCGCCTCGTTCAGCATGGCCCGCTCCAGCGGCGCATAGTTGTCCTTGAAGCGGTTCCATCTGTCCTCGGCTATGTTGGCGTAGTCCTTGGCGATATCATACCGCTTCTCCATGATGGAGATTTGCGCGATGGTGTTGGCCGTAGCCACGGCGATAAGCGCCGCCTTCCACAGCATCTTCTCCCACGACTCGCCCGCGTCCCCATATTCCGGCTGCGCCCAATTGCACATCTGCTCACGGATGATGGCGATGTCGGCAGCCTGTTGCTGCTGGTAGCCGTCGATGGATGTGGACGATACGGTGACGTTCCCGTTCGGGATGCAATGGCAGCTCATGGCTTATCCTCCTAAAGCATTGCCCCCGGCGGCCTGCATCGAGCCGTCAGGGTTCACGACGACGCCCGACCGGATGGTGGGTTCCGGCGCAGGCTCAGGAGCGGGCGCGGCGGCAGGGGCCGCCATCGGCATGGGGGCCATCATCTGCTGCGTCCGGCCACGCATCAGGGTGGGATACTGCGTCTCATTCTTGTTCCACGAGTAGCCCAGATAGCGAAGGGCTCCGGCGGCACCCTTGCCAGCCTGCTTGCCCAAGTCGCCGAAGATGCCGAACGACAACTGAGAGAACTGGATGTTGTTCGCCATCATGCCCCGGCCCCGGTTCATCACCTCGGTGCGCCGCTTCCAGCGCACGTCATTGCGCGCCTCAATGAACGCCCGCTCGTTGCGGTAGCCGAGACCGGACAGAGCAGCCAAGGTAGTGGCTTCCGAGTTCAGCACGTCCTTGAGGAGCGCCTCACGCAACCCGGTGCAATACTCGCTCGTACACTGGATGGACTTCTCAGCCAGCCCCTTGAACTGGAGTCTGCCGTATGTCCGGGAACGACCAACGGCGATGTCGTAGAGAGGCTTCTCTTCCTCCAGCGCCCACGCTTCTTCCAGTTCCTTGTCTTCCCAAGGCTTGTAGGCAGAGTTGTAATAGTTGCGCCACCACTTGGCGATGTCCAGATATTGCTTGGCGATCTCATACTGCCAGTCCGCTATCTTGATGGCAGCCGCCGTATTGATGCCAGCAACGGCGACAGCCGCCGCCTCCATAATCGTATTGACTAGGTTCTTGTTGGAGTCCGTCTGTCCATGACGGCAAGTGAGTGACGTAGCCATAGCAACCTACCTAGGCTTTTACATGACGGTCTACGGTAAACGAGTGCTTCTTGGGCCACGGCACCGTGGCGTCGCCCGGCACCTCGGAACTAATCCATATCTCATTGATGCCCATGAACCCGATAATGTTCATGAGATACTTGAACAGGCCGTCCTGAATCTCCCGCGTCCGGCCATAATAAACTTCGGCCTGTACCGCCGTGGCGTTGTACAGGAGGGGGACGAACCGGACGCCGATGAAGAACCCGACAGGCTTGTCGTCCTCATAGGCAATGATGATGAGGAGACTCCCCATAATCCACATCTGGGTGAACGTGAGCACGTTGAAGCTCATGTCGCACCCGTACATGGACTTGCCCCGTTGAGCCCAATACTCATTGAGCATCGGCATCAACGTCTTCTGCATGAACTCGATGGCGTCCGAGTGTTCCCTCGGCTCCTCAATGTACTTGTATACAACCTTGGACATGCTACCCTACCTTTTATCGTCCTGAGTTTACGGTCATTTCCGTCATGCCAATATCGACATAATCAACATCGCCAGTCCCATACAGGCCCACTCTATAATTAAGATGTCGGCCCACTCGTCCAAGTCGCACAGGTTCTTCATCATGGATGTAACACGCATAAGCCAAATCCGGGTGAGGTGTGAGAAGTTTAAACAGCGTCCCTTGCGTCCGTACCTTGGCGGTCGTGGGGGATGCCTTGCCGCCGAACGACAGCTCCCGGCTCTCCCAAATGTAGGGGCGCAGCGTGTCCCCGGCGTTCCACTGGTAAATCAACCTGTCCGTCTCCAGCATCATAAGCTCACCCGTGCTCGTTGTCACCATGTCCACAGGCTGGTCGCTGATAGTGGAGAGGGCACCCAACCGGAAGTCGGTGTAAGTATCCCCATCAATCTCCAGCATGAACGAGATGATGTCGGTGACGCAGATGAGGTACCCGCGCCAGTAGGCAAGGCGCACCGTGTCCGGGCGAATCTTTATCCAGTCGTCCGTACTGAACCACTGCGAGGTGATAATCTGGAACTTGGCATTTGGCATGACAAGGACAAGCCCATCCTTGGAACTGTACACCATCCCGAACGGCGTGGCGATGGCGGAGTTGGGATAGCCGCAGGCGATGTCCGGGAGAGGGATGTCGGCCTCTTCCGTGTTCCGGCACTTGCGGGGCTCGCAGCTCGGCCCCCCGTCGATGACGTAGGGGTAGCCATCCGTCGAGACGAACACCGTCGAGTCCACCGTCACCATATGGACGATGTTATACGGCAGAGTCATGTCGTACTCGGCGGGCCAGTTGTACGGCTGGAAGGCGGCGGAGAAGTGTACCTCGTTGTCGGTCACTCCAGTCAGCACGCCCGTTCCCCGCATGTACCGGATGTACCGGAGATTCTTCGGGGGCACCCTGACCTCACGGGTGTTGCACACGGGGCCAAGGTACATCTCTTTCAGCGTGTCCGTATAGGAGTTGGTCGGCAACTGAATCTCGGCCACTTTCAGGAAGTCGGTGGCGGGTTCCTGTTCCTTCGTATGGTCATCCCGGTAGGCCGTCGCCGTCCGGTAAATCCATATCTCCGTGATACCGTACCCATCCGGGGGAAGCGCCATGTTGCTGACGACCACCGGGTCGCCGTCCTTCACGGTGACGGACGTGCTGATAGGACTGGGAGCGGACTCCTCCCCGAAGATGTTCACGTAGGTGTACATATAGCTTCGGGAGGAACAGTCGCGCCCATCCTTCTCCGTGGCGGATACGGTCGGTGCCGACACCGGGGCCGGGACGCCGAGGAAGTAGTAGGTCGGGATGCAGTCATCCAGCACCATCGTCTCCGGTTGGTCGACGCGCCCGGTGAGGAACAGCCGCCCGTAGTCGGTGACATACTCGGCGACGGTGACGCACTCGGCCCACGTCAGGGCGTAGCACCCCTTGTAGTACAGGGTCTTGGCATCATTGACCGCCATGTCCACGGCCTTGCGTTCACGCCATGCCTGCACCTTGCTGTTCCGCAGCTTCACATCATGGGCGACGGTCGCCTCGTTCTCACGCAACAGATGCCACGGGGTACGCGGTACGATGCCGCCGAAGTTCTGGATGATGGGCATAATGACTCCTACGATGCGCAGCACATTTCCAGAACGCTCTGGTTCTCGAATGCGGTCTCATCCACCTTGGTGACGCTAATGGTGTAGGTACCCGGCTGCTGGTTGTCCAGCTTGCACCGGACTTCAACGAGGGCAATCTCAATGCTCTTCAACACGCCAGCGGCGGTGAAAGTGTAGTCCTTGCGGAAGATGCCCATGTAGTCGTTGGTCTCCTGTTCATTCACCGTGACATTGATGTACGCCTTGCACTTGTCGGTGTACTTGTTATAGTCCAAATCGGGAAGAACAGGTTCGGTGCCGGAAGTGCCGCCGATGGTAATCGTCGAGATGACCTCGTACCCAAACCACGACACGTAGATGGAACCACTCCGGTCGGTGTTGAAGGAATCGGAAACAGTCGTCTGGCCCACGGAGTGCGTATGGTGCCGCCCGATGTTCGCCGTCTCCCGGACAACCGGAGTGACCGCCGTGATAGAGCCGAGCCCATTCACGGTGATGGCGTTGTCGTAGGGGTCGAAGGTCTGCTCGGTGATGTCGATGATTTGGTCGACGCCGATGACGCGCCCGGCAAGGTCAAGGCTCAGGTCATAGCCGCCGCAGACGTAGTGCCCGGCATCAATCCCGGACTCGGACAGGGACACGGTGACGATGCCAGCCGTGTTCACCGCTTCGATGCCGGGGCCAGCCACCACACCGAGCACAGAGGTGGAACCATCCGGTGCCGCGTACTTCGTGATTTGCCCGTACTCGTTCACGGTGAACCCTACATAAGTGCCGGGGTTCGCCATCACGGGAACAAGGCCGAGGATGTAGGGGTCAGTCAGGCTACCCTGTCCAGTTACGGTGAGCGCGCCCGTGTCCTCGGACTGGACATAGGTCTTCGACGCCTCGACGGGATTGGAGGAAATGACCAGCGGACTGCTCGTGCTGCCGCACCCGGAGATGTTGATGCCGCTGCCAGCCGTTACCGAGAGGTAGGTGCCGAGACGCCCCGCCCCGTCGAGCGAGGAGAGGTTGCAGGCATTGGGTTGCAGGTCGATGGAGCCGCCGCCGGAACCCCCTCCAGAATCGCCGCAGGAGGCCGCTGCTGGCGCGCAAGGGCCGGGGGTATACTCGAACACGGGATTGGGGCGTGCGCTCACGATACAGCCGTTCTCGACGACAATGACGCCATATTCCCCATCCGGGATGTTGGCGTCGCCCTCGACCGACAGGCACTCCCCATTGTACACCAGCGACCGACCGAACGGCAGGCATACGCTGAACGGTTCGCAGACAGGTTTGGTGTGCTCGCCCCCAAGCGACGTGGGCTCGCATTGGGTCACACGCTTCTGTTTCCTACAAAGGTCATTCATATCAGCTCCCTACAGGACACGGGGGCGTTTCGCCCGGAGTGCGCCGCGCTGCCCGTTCATCATTGCTTGTACCGACGCCGTGCGGATGCCCTGAATAAACCGGGCCTCTGACTCCTGTGCCCGGTTGACGCTCGACCACGGCTTCGACGCCATACTGTACAGGTAGAACTTCGTCCCGTCCATTATGACATCATAGAAAGTGGTGAGCAATACGGAGTCCACCTCGCAGGCGTCATAGGTAGGAGCCACGGACATCGTCACCTTGAACACGTCCTTGCATTTCACAGGGCTGAAATGGATGACGTTGGGTTCCTCGAACCACGAGTAGGTGCCGCAGGGCAGGCGGCACGGCTCAGACGTCACGCGCACGACAGGACTGGAGCAGATGCAATGGCTGGTCTGGCACACGCTCAGAACGGCCACGATGTCCATACAGTCCTGCGGCTCCAGCAAATAGTTCTCCACGCAGGGCTGCGCGAAGATGGTGGCCGTGCGCCGCAGGGCGTTGCTGTTCCTAGCGAAGCGATTGATGGCCCTAAGCAGGAAATGGGGGAAGGCATCGGACGGCATCTCGTTGAACTCGAAGGCCAGCTCCGGGACGAACTCCTGTAGGGACACCTTGGGGTAGGCGTCGAACACGACACTAGTTTGAGGGTCTTGCATCGTCCTTCTCCGCGATGATGTCCTTGCTGTTTACCTGCGCATTGAGCAGTTCCCAGAACGCCGTCCGGTGGTCTTTGGCTACGGAGATGATGTTGGTGTTGTTCTCCCCATCCACCATCTTTGCCCGGTACAGAACCCACTGGACGACTGCGGCCCTAATCTCGATGGGCACGTCAAAATCCCCACCAAAATCCTTCGGCATCACGGCACATTCCACAGAGACGTAGACGTCCACACCAGCCGGGACTTGAGGATAAACCCAGAGCTTGTCGGTCACGTTGTCGATGGAATACTCGGTAAGCTCGAAGTCCTTGGGAGACCGGAGACATTTCCTCCCCGTCCACTGGAGCTTGTCGTCATTCTTCCTCGGACGCAGGGGACGGATGAGCCGTCCGTCTTTGGTAGTCTGGCCGATGACCCGGCGCACATGCGTGCAATCGCATGTATCATGCACCACGGTGCAAGGTTGCAGCTTAATGACGCGAATCTCCGTAAACAAATCAGGGCGCTCTATGAAGGCGGTTTGAATCGCCTCTTCCAGATACGCCCTAAGTTGCGCCCGTGACCATGTGGTAAACTCATGGCCCGGAGCCGCGTCGTTCAAGTCTACTGCAATCTCGTAAAGCAGCGACTCAACACTCATTATATACTCCTAGCAGCGGTTCTGTCTGGTGAAAAATTCCTTAATGGCATCCCCGACCGGGGCGTTGGATGTCCCTACGGCGGACAAGGGCATGGCCGCCTGTACAGCCGAAGCCTCGGCATAATTCTGCGTGAAGTCCTGCGGGATGCCAAGCGTCGCGCTTGCCATCGTCATATCGGGAACCGCGCCCTGCGTGTCGCCAAGACTGAACTGCTCAGGGTAAAAGCACAGGCCGGGAGGAGTAGGAGGCAGAGGGGCCGAAGGTTCCTGTTCCGCCCGCTTGGGCAGAGGCTTTTCCTCCTTCGGCTCCTCATCAACCTTCTTCGCGTCGATGGAGAGCTTCACCCTCTGGATGTCGTCAAGGGTAGCCGGGGAACGGCCACGCCAAGCAGATGGCTCCGTGTTCCCCTGCTCATCACAGTTCTCGCAAAGGTCAGGACGGCTGGCGAAGAACTCAGACCAGACATGGATTTCTCCGGTCGCCTTCACCCGCACACATGGAGACACGGGAAGAGGGGGCTGTTCCCAATTCTTGGCCCCCATCTTCCTCAAGTCTGCCATGCGTTCCTCATAGTCCTCAGAGAAGGAGAAGTTCCCCATGATGCGGTCTTGTTGCATTTGTCTAACCACCGGATGTTGCATGTGTATATCCTAACGGCGCGAGGCGCGGGTTCCGCGAACCTTACGTTCGCCGTTGCCGCCCACGGTCGACTCGTTGCTCATGGAAGTCGTCGCATGGAGGCGCAGCTTCGAGGGACGGGTCGTGGTGTCGCGGGCGATGTCGCCGACAGGGGGCTTCGGGAAGCCGTTGAAAGTACGAGAGTCAGCCATTATGGGCCTCCTTTAGTAATGGGTCGGGCACTCGAACGCCTGCGTCTTGGCGGACAGGTACCACCCGTTCTGCGCCATCCAAATCTTCACGTTGCTGTTGGAGGGCAGGGACACAATCTTGAGTCCGAGGTAGATGGTACGACCCGGAACCAGAGAACCGGAGTCGTCCGCCGGGGGCAGGGTCGGGTTGGCATACAGCGGCACGGCGTAGCCGCCCGTCACCTTCGTCAGAGAGACAAAAGCGTTATAGGGCTTGTCCACGGGAATGGGAGTGGTGATGGCCTGCGCGGTCACGGCATCGTCCACGTCATTGATTTCAGTGAAGGTGAAGGAACCGGAGTCCTCATCGTAGGACACGGCGCGGGCGGTCAGGGCCACCGTGCAGCCAGCAAGCTGCGGATCAGGCTCGACAATCTTGAAGTTGATGCCAGTGACGAAGTGGTCTTCGGGCACGGCAATCAGGTCGATGATGTTGTCCACCTGCGGGTTCTTGTCCCGCAGCATATCGCGCTGCCAGAACATGCCGACGCCGTTCGGACGGAAAGGCATCCCAAGGGTGAAGTAGCCGAGGTTGTAGGCCCCGTCAGAGTGGGAGTCGTAGGGCGGCGATTTCAGGATATTGTGTTCGGAGTGGGGCGGGAGGAACTGCGGATAGTCCCCTTCACACCACATATAACGGACGACAGGAGTACCGCCACGGATGAAAGAAACGTCTGCCATGAGAATGTCTCCTTAGTTGGTCTTGAAAGTCCAGTACGCCACGGCCATCGCTTCGGGGTACAGCATCTTGCCGCCCCAAACGGCCAGCATCTGGTACTCGACGCCGAAGGTACGGGGCGAGGGCATGATGCGACCGTCGATGATGTCGGAAGCGTAGGCGAACGCACCACGGTGGCCCGCGATGACATAGAAGCACACACGCCCATCCGGTTCGACAACGTAAGGAGCATGGGTGGTTTCGATGACGTTGAAGCCGCCAAGGGGCACATTCCAGAGGCCGTCGATGCCGAAGCTGCACGGCTTGCAGGAACCCGTCCAAGCGGCGTTGGCGAAGTTGGACATGGACAGGACAGGACGGAAGGCCACGGGCATGACGACGAACATCTCGCCGTCCTTCCACATGAGCTGTTCAGTCAGCACCTGCTGGAGCTGCGCCATACGCAGGGGGATGTTGTCCTTGTCCACGACCACCGGGTTGCCACGGGAGCCGAGGTCGACGGTGCCGAACTTGCCAGCGGCGGAACCCTTGTTCTGGGTGCTGGCTTCGAGAATCATGGCGGTGAGAACCCATTCGCGCTGCATGGCGACGTAGGTTTCATATACGCTGTCGAGGAACTTTTCTTCCCAAGCGGCCCAACGCTCGCAGGCGAAATGGATGTCCGTCTGGTCAATCTTGATGGCGTTGTAGGCCGCGTTGCAGATGGACAGACAGATGGCCTGCGCACTGACCTGATTGGGCACCATCTCCTGATTCTTCTGGTAGGCACGCCACGGGCCGACTTCGGGAGCTTTCAGAATCTGCACCTGCTGGTTGCATTGCAGGATGCGTTCGTCAATCTCGGAGTTGGTGATTTCCGGCAGGAAGTCACGTTCGTACACCCGTGCGATGATTTCATTGTAATAGCCGGGACGTGCAAGCGGGGTAGCCTCAAGACCACCATACCCGGAGGAAGACTGCAAAATCATAGACACCTCTACAAAGTTTACGGACGCTATCTAAGAGCGTCGCGATGTTTCTTCATGACAGACCGGAAATCCTCACGGCTCATCTGTCCCGTCTGCACCATGAACTTATACTGTGCAATCTGGTCACTCGTCAAACGCCCACCTTCCTCAGCCGCAGGCGCGGGGGCAGTGGTTGCCGCAGCCGGACTCACGCTCGCAACATTGGCGAGGTCGGGCACCGACTGCTTCACCTGATTCAAGACGTTGATGACGTAGTCGGCATTACCCCGCTGGTACTCGGCAGCCACAAGCTGACCGACGAGAAGCCCCGCGTTGCCGCCGATGGGCGACATCATCATCTGCTGGTAGGCCGGAGTCTTCTGGAGGGACTCCAAATCGGGATGGGCTTTGAGGATAGCATCCCGCGTTTTATTGAGACGGGCCGTGAACTTCTCGTCATCCAGCTTGCGGAACCGCTCTTGCAGCTCCTGCTCAAGCTGCTGGACACGAGCTTCGGAATCCTTCACGGCACGGTTGGCTTGTTCCCGCACGGTACGAACAATAGGAGCAAGCAGCTTCTTCGCGTCTTCCTTGTCGATGGTGGTAAATTCAGTTTCGGACGAAGACAGGAGCTGCTCAATCTCCCGTTCTTCCTTCATCCGAGCCAGCTCATCAGGAAGGCGACGCGCTTCCTCAAGCTGCCTACGAGCCTCCTCCAGTTCGCGGCGAAGCGCCACGTTGTCGTCCGGCTCCGTGTGAGTAGGCGCGGCCTGACGCTGCTGTTCAAGGTTGGGATGCGCGTTCGTGTTGGAGTGGCCCATAACCACGGACAGGGCATCCACATAATTCTCCGGCAGCTTCACGGAAGCGACAGGAGTGAGCGTAGGCTCCGTACTGTTCTGAGCGGTTTGGACAGGTTCCGTGATGGGTGGGATGGGCGGCACCACGGGAGGCTGAACCGGAGGCTGGACGACAGGCTGCGGGTTCGCCACAGCGGTCGTCTGCGCCGGGTTGCCGCCGCGCAGGTGGGCCGTCTCTTCACGGAACTTGGCAGCCGCAGCCGCAGCGGGATGCGGGTGCCGTACTTTCGGTTGTACCACAGGAGCCTGTGGCTGGATTGGCATCGTCGACATGGAGCTACCCTCTCATTATTTGGCTGTAGACCTAAGCTGTACAAGCCTTGTAAAAAGCATCTCGACCCCTTTCTTGATGCCATGCTTATGCACTGCATCCATTCTGGCGTCAGGGTCGAATGCGGCTTTTCTCGCGGCTTTATCGAAGTCTTGATCTGCTTTCTGCACCGCCGTTTCCAAAAAGTCAATCAACCCTTGCAGGGCTGCGGCGTCGGCAAGCAACGGACGGAGCTGGCTTGTCTCCATCTGTTCCGCTGCTTGCCTGATAGCGACGCTACTTTTTGGGAGCATACGTCAGGCCCGTGATGCGGCTACGCTGGTCGCCGGAACCGGAAGTCCCGGACTGGGCGCGCCCATTGCCGGGGGCGACGGTCGTCCCCGCAGGCGGCGTGATGATGGAAGGCTTACGGTACGTCCTCGGCTTACGGCAAGTAGAACACATAGTCCTCACCTCTTATCGTAGCGCAGTTCGTCCAACTTCTCGAAACCGGGGCGGCGTCTGCGCAATTCACACCGCCTCGCTTCCTCCTCAAAACGCCTGTCCTCATCCTGTTGCTTGAGGTAGTCCATCCGGGAGCAGGACTCGCCGTCAAAGAGACGCCCAAGCATGGGGAACTGAGGACGCTTTCTCACAGGGCCAGTGTACATAGGCTCTTCCTATTCGGCGGTATACGCCGGGATAAGGTACTTCCCTACCTTGAGGTACGCGGCAGGGCGGCCAAGGAGCTGGTCACGGAAGGAACCCACAATCGTGGTGGGCACATCATTCTCCACGGTGGCTTCCGTGACCTGCGGCGATTCAGAAGCTACCACAGGCTCAACGGCCTCGGCAATAGCTTCCTGCATCTCGGCGCAGGTGGGCACTTGGGCATTCGGCACATGGGCCTTGCCAGCGCAGTCCTTGAATACGGCAGCCACATCCTCGGCGGGGAACTCGACGCAGCCCTTGACGTATTCGCAAAGGAACTGCGCAAGCTGTTTCGCCACGGCATCGTCCACTTTCACGGAACCCGTGAGGGACACGCCCGACAACTCGGAACCAGTGACGGTGCCGCCGCTGACATCCGGCGTCTTGATAATCGGGTCAACCCAAGTTCCGCCGTCGAAAGGCCCGGTATTGGTGCAACTCATAGTTACTCCCCAAGAAGAAATTTAGAGTCCCAAGGGAACTCATCCTTTGTAACGATGCGCAGATAAATCCGTGCATCCCCTACAGCCGTCTGGTCATTCAGGATGAACCTGTATGAACCGGGGATATGCAGCAACATGATGTTGTTGCACTTCGACAGTTCGTAAGTGCAGTCATTATGCCGCATGGTTTCTTTCGCAAGAAGCTGCGTCTGGTACTGGCGCAAATCCCACACAGGGCAGGTCTCGGCCTTGCGCTTGGGGATGACCCCTTCTTTGAACAGGAGCATCTCAAGGCAGGCCACCTGCGGGGCAAGCAACTCGGACTTGTCCGCACGTTCCTTGTAGTCCTTGAAGCCGAACGCCTGAATGATAGCCACTTCACCGGGGAACACATGGAAGAAGGGGCTTTCCACGGACAAAGACGTTTCCGTCATGATAGGGACATAAATACTCTTGTCGATAGCCATGACTTAATTCGCCACCTTGTAATTACCGGGATAGTAGAATGCAGGCATGTGCATGATGGAAGCCAACGGAACGACCATGTATTCCACTTCCATATCCCCAAGCATGTCGGTATCACTCAATTCCAACTCATACGTGCCGGGAATCATGACAATCAACTGGAGGATGGGCTGCTGTACAATACCGAGAAAGTGCTTTCCCAAACCCCAATATTGTCCGCCAAGCGTCATCTTTTCACGGAACAGAATACGGCCATCGGTGCCGTAGGCACCATCCATAGCGCAAGGGTCGCAAGTGTCCCCGGTCGTCGGCCCGGTCGTAGACTTCACCAGACGATTCACCCAAATCATACCGTTATCCGGCATGTTGTAGGTGTCGATGATGATGGCCTCACCGGGATTCACAGTGAAACTGCGAGAATAGATGGTGCCATGCCGGGTCTCCGGACTGAACAGGATAACCTTCCCCGGTGCCGCCATGAGCGCCGTATCGTCCGGGCCACAACGCATGGGATTGATGGGATACCCGGTAGAGATTTTACTTCCGCACTTCATACAATACCCCAAAGCCAACTGCCCGCCACCCCAAGGATAACCCCGTAGATGACGCCGCGCACCGACGCGCAGCACCAGCAAGGGTCTTCCATCCACGGGATAGGCCAGAACAGCCAACACCAGAAGTCATAGAACAACGAGGGTTCTTTCGTCTGACCATTGCTCAACACCGGATGGCACCAGTTGATATGGTCGAGGAAAAAATCCTTAGCCTTTTTCCACAGCTTTTCCAGCATCTTCATCCTCGCCCAACTTGTAGAACACGGACACTTGGCTGAACAGAGCTTGCGCCACCTTGACGAAAGCACGCCACAGGCGGCGGTTCTTGGGCGGAACGACAATCATCGGGTCGGCCCAATAAACGCGGCGCTGATTGCCCACGTATCCGCCGGAACGGTAGTAGGCTTCACCATTCCCGGTACGGACGGTGAACCCGCCATCGTTGTTGACGGCGACCACATTGCCCGTCCCGATGCCAAGCACGTATACGGTGTCGCCAAGCTCTACAGGATAACCATCAATCATCTCTCATACCTCTTGGTTACATGCTACCCGCAGGCAGTTGCGCGGCATCCTGCGATGGGGCGGCTGCCGCAGCCGACATATCTCCTGCATCCCCTGCGGGCAACGCCGTCGCCCCGTTGGGGCCGGGCGTACTGGATGGAACGGGCGAAACAGGCGTGAGGAACTCTTTCGGAACACCCATATTGCCAAGCACGTTATTCAAAGCCCACGCCATAATCGCCATCCCATTCGGCATCTGGGCAAGCTGCTGCCCGGCGGAAGCAGTCAACTGCAAAATCTCATACGAATTTTGACGGTCTATTTCCCGTTGTAACAGACCAGTTGCCCCCTGTGCAAGCACCTTGCAGTCGCCCTTCACGGACGGGTCTTTGCTGTAGACCATGTTGTAGTTGTACAACAACTGGCCCAACGGAGCGAATACGGACTGGTCGATGTTGGCGACGGCGGCCTGCAATGCTTTCTCCGCATTGCCTTGAAGCATCGCGGCACCACGGAAGGTACGGTTCACACCGGAACCCTGCGCCGTCCCGTGCAGCGCCGCCGGGATATTGGACACTCTGTCCACCAAAGCCATAAAGTATTCAAGGACTTGGAGGTAGGAACCCATGACGCTTGGGATGTCGTAGAACCGCAGGGCCGGGTTGTTTCCGCTGACCTCCCCATCCGCCAAGTAGACGGTGTTGGGGACAAGCCGGGCGATGTCCTCGTCCGTCATGTACTTGCTCAAGCGGGCGTAATCGGCTTCCACGATGGGGCCGGATGAACTGGCCGCGTTCATCACCAGATACCGCAGAACCGTGAGGTAGCAACGCTCCACGTCCCGGATACGCTGCGGGATGCTGAAACTTGGGATGCGGTCATGGGTCTTGTAAAAGCTCGCCGTGAACACCGGACGGACATTCAGATTCGGATTCGGCTGGACAACCACCTGAACCGTATGTCCTTTGATGACCGTCACCATCGCGTTGTAAAATTCCAAATCCTCAACGTGGGTGATGCCATACGTCCGCAGCTCCTTACCGCTGAAATACCCATAGTGGATGAGCACGTCGATGGTGGCAGAGCAGTTGGCCCACAGGACAAGGCGGTTATCCGGCTGGTCGGGGTTCTCGGACAACCACTGGAACTCATAGTTGCTGTCCTTCTCCGCTTCCTCCAGAACCTTGATGATGTTCTCCTTGATGTAACTGTTCATCCGGGCAGCTTCCATCAACTTCTGCCGCGTCCACCGCTGGCGAAGGAAGATGCCCGTGCCCCGCTGTGTGTCGGGACTGTCAGGAGAATACCAGAAATCCCACGGGGATACGGAGTGGAACTCGTAGAACGTCTCCAGTTTGGTGGCGAGCTTGTCCCCATCCCACTGGAGGCGCGGCCTGCGAGTCGGCACCGGGCCATGCAGGACAGCGAACGGGTAGACGGTGAAGTCCGTGGCGAACCCATACATCGCCGTATTCCATCCGCCCTCAATGCACTGGTCGGTCATGAGCTTTTCCATGCCGTCAGCCGCACGCTTGGCGAAGTCGTACTCCTTCCGCATCACCGCAGTCTTCAACGACCGGACAAGTTCAGTAAGGTCGCCCGTATACTGGTTGTTGAAGATTTCATTCTGCAACTGAGAGAGCACCTCGTACCGCCCGGACTCGGACAGGGACGGGATGGGAGTAGGCTGAATCGTCCAAGGCAAGGCGTTGCCCTGAACCAACGTCTCGGTAAGATACGACTGGACAAGACCGGACTTCATCGCCGTGATGTTGACGTAGGCATCCACCCCAATCTCATCGGCAATCTGCCTGTCCGGGCCGGAAAGGTTCCCATTGAACTGGTCGTAGCATTCGCGCAAAACCTGACGAAGAGGCTTGTCGCCCACAAGTTCCTGCGACTGCCAACGGATGGCCTCATTGAACCGCGTGAGCGTGATGTGGGCCAGAGGGTCGCGAGCTTTCGGCGGCACTTCTATGGTTTTTGCATAATTATATACATCTGCCATTACATTACCTTTCGCAAAATTTTGCGGCGTTGCGCCAACCTACGGACGACTTGCGAAGCCTTTACGTCATTGGCTGTTTCTTCCCGGCAAATATACATGGCCCCATACTGGACGGCGTCTGCGATGTGGGAGTACATATTTTTCTCAGGCTTGGCATCATATGCCGCGCCCACGGAACCCATAACCCGCAAACGCTTATACCTATACCCACCCTGAAACGCCTTGATTGTCAAGCTGCAATGTGGCGATATGATGATGCCGCCAGCATTTTTGTTCAAGAGCTGGTCGACGGCACGGATACGAGTCTTCGGGTCATTGGTCTTCGGCATATACACCTCGAACCCTTTCTGCTCAAGGTGGGTACTTGGAGCCAATCCCGTATAGGCGTCCTTGGCGTTGGCCGGGTCACAGGCAACAATGATGTTGCACTTCGGATACTTGGACAGGATAAGGGGCATGAACGCCTGTTCAATGAACGCCTCCATCCCAAGGCCCTCACCATACAGCTCATCGACAATAGCCCACCGTCCCTGATTCTGTTGGAAGAAAACCGCGCCCGGATGGATGCCGGAAGTGTCGTACCCGATAATGGTGGTGCTGTACGGAATGGGCTCAATCTCGTTCCGGGCGACATGGGTGTCGTACTTGAACATGGGCCACACGGGTTTACCATCCCTCATCGGGACGTCGAGCATACAGAACAGGGAGTCGATTTTATCCGTCCGGCCTTCAAGCTGCCACGCCGCCATCTGGTTCCGGTAGTAGTCCATCCCCTTCTCACGAAGAAACTCTTCCTGTTTCTCGACGGGCCATTCGTTGAAATCGTCCGGCTTCGCCTTGGCTCCGAGATTCCGCAGGTTCTCGGCGTTGGGGTTCGTCTCGTACCGGACATTACCCAAGTCGTCTTCAATCTTGAACGCTGCCGGGGGCTGCTCGAATATCTCCCAATTCGGCTCAGGGTGAGCTTTCATGTGCAGGAGGAAGTGACCCTGCGGCGGCTGGTTGGTATCAATCAGGAGGCCAGCATAGGAGCAACCGCCCATGTCATCAGAAGGATAACGACCCACACGGCCCAGAGCACTGACGAGGATTTCATAGTCGATACTGGTCGCTTCGTTGATGATGGCGAATGACCAGTTCTTTGACTTTAATTTTTCAGCATCCTCGGCAGCTTGGAGGGCAATCAGCTCGAACTCGACCTGCGCGATTGTCCCCATTCCCGGCTGCCACGGCTGGTGGAATTGCAGCCACTCATAGGAACCATCACCCACCGGGAAACGATAGACCCCCTTGATGGGAGAACCACCGAGACGGATGGTGCCGAACTTCGACGGAAAAACCTCCAGAATGCTCTCTCGCGTCGTGGAAACGAGTTCAGGATATGTACCACGGATAACCCCGATTCGTGTGTACCTGACCCCATCAGGGGCCGGATTTTGGGCAAGACAATAAAACTTCGCGTCGTTCATAATCATGCAGGTCTTGCCCGAACCATACGGCCCGAAAATCAACTTCACGACTGCATCCGAGTCGTGGAACTTTATCCCCGTAGGAGAGGGTATGTAATTGAAATCAGGAATAAACATGAGGTTACTCCGTATAATCAATCACATTGGTCTGCGGCTGCGCCATGATGTGCGCCAACTTCTTGTTGGTCGGCAGCTTCGGGATATTGAAAGAAATGTTCACAGCCGTCTGGTTCACGTTCCCGCCCTCGTTCTTGTTCTCGACAGGAGCATCCATGCCCGCGCTCCGCATCAGGATGGACAAGAGCTGGAGCATGGCCTTGTCTTCCATCTCGCCGCTCTTGGCCCGGAGATACAGGCGCTCCTGCAAGTCGCTGACCAATGACTCGGTACGGATACGGTAGCTGGCGAACGGCCCAAGTTCCCGCAGCCTAGCCATCTCGGACTTCACGAGGTCGACGAAGACCGGGAGCTTCATCAGGTGGACGAAGTCCTCAGCCGGGATGTCATAAGACTTGGCGATGTCCGAGGCCGTATATACGGTGCCCGATTGCGGTTGGGACATCAGAGCGATGTCCCGCGCAATCATGGGCCACTGATGCTGCTTTTTCAACAGCAACGGCGATAAATCCAAGGGTGTATTCATTGCAGGCATAACCAACCACCTAGGGAGAAAGGGGGCCTTTCGACCCCCCATTTGCTTACTTGAACCGGATGAGGGCCGCAGCTGCAGTCTGGTTCGTGTTACCGGACACGCTAATCTTCACAGCCTTGCCAGCCAGCGCGGAGATGGCGGTGGCGCGGGTGCCAATCGTCACCGCAGAACCCGAAGAGAACTCAGGCTCAATGGAGAACGTCAGCGCATTGGCCCCGGCACCGTCCGCTTCCTTGGCGATAAGCTGCACCGTGGAGCGATCACCCGGAATGAAGGTGTGGATGATCGGAATCGTAGCACTGGACTCGAAGGTGTAGTACAGCGGCATGTCGGCATAATCAGCCGCATCCACAGCATTCGTGACCTGAGTCTTCAGCCAATCCGCATTCACAGACACCCCGGCAGCTTCCACCTTGATACCGCCGTTGACCTTGGCATTCACCGCCACAGACTTGGTGCCCGTACCGGAGATGGTCACACCGTTCCCGGCGGCCACCTTATCGCCCGTGTCCACGTTTTCCGCCAACCATGTGGTGTTGACGGAGATACCGCGGGCGTCGACGGTGATACCACCATCGGCCTTAGCCTTGGCAGTGATGGTCTTCGTGGTCGTACCGGAAATGATCACACCGTTCCCGGCGGCTACCTTGTCGCCAGTATCCACGTTTTTAGCCAGCCAATCGACGCTGACCGAGATACCCGTGGAGTCGACCAGAATACCGCCGTCCGGCTTCGCCTTGGCAGCCACGGTCTTCGTCCCGGTTCCGGTCAGGGTGATGCCGTTGCCAGCCGTAACCTTGTCGCCGACCTTACCGGCCAGCCAAGATGCATCGACATAAACACCACTGGCATCGACCACGAGACCACTGGCAGCCTTCACCTTGACGGTAATCGTCTTAGTGTCAGTACCCTTAACGATCACACCGTTACCCGCAGCGACCTTGTCCCCGGCGGTAGTATGTTTGGCAAGCCATGCGGCATCAACAGAGACACCCGTTTCATCAACGACAATGCCGCCGTCAGTTTTGGCCTTGACTTGGAAAGTCGAAAGCGCCAGTTCAAGACCATCACCCGCTTCATAATCACGCACATGCTTCTTGAAGAAGCTATACGTGATAATAGCCTCATTAATGGGATTCTGAGGCGTCATCGGCGCGACACCGTAAGGTGAAGGTGTATCTCGCAATTCCGTAAAAATAGGAAGCACAACACCGAGAGAAGCCACTTGGTCATCCGCAGCTCCCTGAACAATATTCATCAGGATAGTGTGGTCTGTGGGAGAGACATTATGGCTAATGCTGGACAGCAACTTGCCGCCACCAACCCCGTAAGTCGTAACCAGATTGGCCCGGCCTGTTTCCTTAGTCAGAGCCGAACTCACCACAGCAATATGCTGAGTAATAGTCCCGTCCTGATTCAGCTTACCAGTAAAAGCCTTAAGGTCGGCAATGGTCTGATCACCGGAAGTACGGACAACCGTATCATCCACGGCGATGCCAGCGGCAGCCACCTCGATACCGTCACCCGCCTTGGCGGAGATAGTATCGGAAGCAATGGCAATACCATTGCCAGCCTTGTAGTTGCTGGCCGCATGCTCAGACAGCCACTCGGTGTCCACGGAGATGCCGTCAGCGTCCACGATGATGCCGCCCTCAGCCTTGGCCTTGGCCGCAACCGTCTTGTTCGTCCCGTTCGCCGTGATGGACACGCCGTTACCAGCGACCACGGTGTCACCGCCAGCATGGTCTTTCAACCACTCCTCGTCGATGAACACGCCGTTCTCGTTGACGATAAGGCCGCCATCAGCACCCGGCTTCACGGAAATGTTTTTGGTGGTATCTTGATCAACGATGGTAACACCGCTACCAGCGGAAACGATGTCACCCTTGTCATGCTGCGCCAGCCAGTCCGTATCAATGTGGAGGCCATAGCTGTCGACCAACAGGCCCGCATCCAGCTTGACCTTGGCGTTGATGGTGGTGGTGGTGTCAGTCTCGGCACTGAAACTGATACCGTCGCCCGGCTTGTACTCCATCACCTTGGGCAAATCGTCGGCAGACAGGTACGCACCCTTGTCAGAGCCTACGTTGATGAGGTTGCCCTCATCACTGGAGACCACGTTGACGGTGAACTTCCCTTCGGAGTCGAACGTCAGAGCGTTTTCCTCGTCTTTGGTGGACACCATCGTCGACATATCGACACTCAGCTCATCAGCTTCGGTGAAGCTCAGGTGTCCATCAGCGGCAGCCTTCACGGAAATCTTGAACCCGTTGAAGATGATACCGTTGCCAGCGACATAATCGCCGCCCAAGCAGTGTTCCTCAATCCACTTCTCGTCGATGTAAACGCCGGAATCGTCGATGAGGATACCGCCAGCATCCTTCGGCTTGACCGCGATGGACTTGGCATCCTCGCCCTCGGTCACGGTAATGCCGAGACCAGCGTCGACCTTGTCGCCAAGCTGAGGCGTGAGCCACTCGGTGTCCACACCCACGCCATTCTCGCCGACAGTCAGGCCGCCTTCGGGGTCAACCTTAACGGAAACGGTCGCATCAGAACCGGACAGGGAGACGTTGATACCATCCCCGGCCACAGGTTTCGGCGCATGTTCGCCAAGCCACTCCTCATCCACATAAACGCCATCGGCATCGGTACGGATACCGCCGCCAGCTTTCGTCTTCGTGGCAACGCCATCGGCGTCCTTGCGCAGACCCCCAAGGGGATTCAGCTTCACGGCCAGACCACCCTGAGAACCTTCGGAAGAGGCACCAGCGGCGAGGCACTCAAGGCCGGACGTGTTGTCGTTGGCGGCGGTCAAGTCCATCTTCACGGCGATAGTCTTGACGAACTCGTCATCCCCAGTAAGGGCGATACCACAACCCGCCTGAACCTTGTCGGAACGCTTGGCGAGCCAGTCCTCATCAATACTCAGACCATTGGCCGCGTTGCACAGGATACCACCGTCTTCATGGAGACGGACGATAATCTGCTTCCCGTCCATCTCGATGCCGCAACCGGAAGTGTACGGGTCAACCCGAAGCTGACCGGACTCGTCGACATACAGGTCGTTATCGTCGCCACCAGTACCCACAATCTTGCTGGTGTCCACGGCGATGCCGCCGTCTTCACCGAGCTTGAGGGTGCCGTCCTCGCTCAGATGCACCATGATGGGAGACACCGACGCACCGGAAATGGTCTGAGCCGCACCGAACATGAGGCCGGACTTGGCGATGAGGGGCAGGTCGAGGTACCCATTGTGGCAGGCAAGGCCGTTGTAGGGCTTGCCCGTGGTGCCGTCGCCGCGCAGGAGCACGGAGATGACATCGTTGGCAACCTTGATGCCGCAGCCACCAGTGTAGTTGTCGATGAAATCATCCACGTTCACATACACATCGACCACGTTGCCGTTCGACAGGAGATAGACGAAGCGCATATACTTGCCGGGGATGATGCCGACGCCGGGGGTGAAAGTGGCGGAACCCGTCAGCTTCATGCCAGTCAGCGCCTTCCAGTTGATGGTCAGGAGAGACCCGTCAGCGAACCGGAAGGTGGTCGGCTGCGTGGAGACAACGGCGGACTCACGGTGGTCTTCGAGGAAGGAGGCGCGGGCCACTTCGGGCCACAGGCCGGAGTGCTCGGCATCAAGCTCATACTCGAAGTCGATGGTCTGTTCGACGTTCAGCTTCGTGTGGAACTTGAGGCCCATCCCGCCGTCGAAGTCGTAGTCGCCGTACTTCATCGCGATGGACAGCATGTAGTCGCCTACCGTGTCCTCTTCGCCGGAAGCGTCAGGTTTGCCGTCCACGATGTAAACGGCGCGCAGGGAAGAGGTCGAGGTCATGATGGTCACGGTATCAACCACGACCCCATCATGCCCGGTGATGTTGAGCTTGCCAGTGTTGGCATCGTACTCAACGCCGACCTCGGAAGAAATCTTCCCGTTGTTCCCCTCGTAGAGAATCTTGTCGTTGCGGTTGACCAGCGAGTCGAAGTCGGCGTAAGCGCCGCCGTCTTCACCGCGTTCGAGAAGGTTGCCGTCATCCTTGGAGATGACTTCGAGAACCTCGAACACGTCCTCACGGGTCAGCTTGATTTTGCCGTCCACCTCACTGATTGTCAGAAGGTTGATGACGGCGTTGGACAGGATGTCGTTCCCGTCAATCTTGACGCCGCCATCGGAACCGAAGCCGAGCATGTTGTCCGCGTCGGCGGAAATCTTCGGTTCGGCGGGCAGGGCGAACAGCTTGCCGTCCACACCGAGCTTGATGATGTTGTTGTCCGTCGCGCTGACGAAATCGTCAGCCTTCACGGACAGGCCGTCAGCAAGGTTCTTGAGCAGGTTCACGCCGTCCGTGGACACGGGGACGAAAACGGGACTGAGGAGGGAACCCTCGGTCGCCGATACGTGTTTCTTCCCATCGACAGACAGCGTAACCGGAGTAAAAAAGATAGCCACAGGCATCTCCTGATACTAAAGGTACGTTACTAGTAAATGACCATATATCATTAATCGCCGCTGCAAGCACAACTGCAATCACAGGAACTGTCACACGCACAATCCCCGGCAGTATGGCCTGCATCAGCGACACCATTGGATGCAATCATAGCGGCGCAAGCTGCAACAGTGAGGGTCACGGTATCGTCAGTCGTCCGAAACCGTTCGTACCACAGCTTCTTCGTTTGCCGCTTGGATGAATCTGATTTCCTCAAACCTGTCATTGGCAACCTCCAGCTTGTCGTCATACTGACGAATGATAAGGAGTAAATCCTCAACCGTACAGATGGTATCACCCACGACAGGATGAGGAATAGGAGCAAGCAAATACTCCGGCACCCGCGTCGTATTCACCTTACTCACTTTCAGGGAAGGCGTGCAGCCCACGCACAAGCTCAGGAGGGATAACAACAGACAGCACGCTGCGAACCTCTTGGCTCTGCGCAGCCATTTTAGACAGACGCTTCTCGAAAGATAGGAACTGTGTCTGGCGTTCATGCTCTCTATTCTCCAACCGTTGCGTCGCTTCTTCCACCCGTGCCGAACGAGCTATTTCTTCTGTCAACACCATATTCATGTCTTGCAGGGATTCTGTCAACAGCTCGTTGCGCTCACGCAAACTCTCCAACTCCCTGTACCCAAAATAAACCGCCAAGGCAACGACGCCGACAAACACCGCGCCTATGACGGCGGCAACCTTTTCCACTTCGGACATGGCGGCACCTTCCCGTTGAGGGCCTCTTCGACATGGCGGCGCACTTCCGGGTCATTCAACTCCACGCTGATATGCGCGGCCACCCGCTGCCGAAGGACGCCCATAATCTTCTCCAGCACCGGATGGATGGGACAGCCGAGGCTCCGCAGGTTGTTGATGATGCTCGCGGCTTCGGTGAGGCAGCAACAGAACAGACCCCAATTCACGGCGTAGATGATGACCCCGGAAGTTCGGAAAAAGGCATAGCAAAGAAGCCCCGTGATGACCACCAGCGCCATATAGGTCAGGAACTTGCGCATCCAGTGGAACAGGTACTTGGGGTCGAACGTCCCGTAGACTCTGGACTTCAACACGCCCAAGACGAGATCGGCGGATGCGAACAGGATGTAGATGCCGAAGACGTTGACATCACCATAAAGCACCTCGGTGAAGAATGTAGCGACAGCGGCTATAACCATTTTAGCGTAGTAACCAAACATAAGCTGTCCTGCATAATATACGGTGCTGTCCCGAAGGCTCTCCAAGGACTCTATTACTGCATTCTTCATAGATTACCCCTCGAAATCCGAACGCTCAAGCAACGTATACGTAAAAGAATTTCCATAGACCGACCGCGCTTTCTCCAATACTTCAATGAACTTCTTGTATTCCGCCGCCCCCGCGCCCACCGTGCAGCCCTCTGACCAGTTGTCCACCTGAATGGAGGTGTGGGTCTTGGACGACCAGTGAATGTTGATGCCGAACATCCCCCACTGGATGTCCCCATAGTCCATATACAAGTCCATGTTCTTGTCCCGGTATACGGCCACAGGCTTTATCTGGACGAGAGCCTTCTCCTTGCCCTTGTGCAAGCCCAGAGCATAGGCACCCCTGTATTGCCCCGGCACCATAACGGCCCGGCCATAGGATGGCGGGCTTATCATCGGCCCCTTGCCGGGGTCGGTGGTGCAGGCGAACCTGTCATCCACCCATTCACCATCCACCTTATATAACAGGCACAGCGTATCGTCAAATTTGTTGGTGACTTGGCGGCTGTTTCGGATGCCTACCACGTTGGTATTGTAGTCGCCCTCGGTAAACACGGCATACCCCTTGCGGCGCATGACCGAGAAAATATCGTCAAGGCTGTAGTCGACCATAGGATTCTCCTTTTGGAGCACAGGGTAAAATAATTATGGGAAACCCTCAACAAAACCGTTGACATCCGGGACGAATGCGTCTATATATGGCTCACCGAAAAGGGAATGAACCACGAGCGGCCTGCCGAAGCTGGCTGGATTGACGGGGACTCGTAATGGAAGACGGTCAGCTTGATGCTTCCCGCAACCGGTTTATATCTCTCTTTCGTAGAACTGCGCGATACCCACTATCAGCAGAACCCCCTTGGAAGGGTTTTACCACCAACTTGTTCCTTCCAAGGGGGCTTTCTTTTGCCTATTGGCGCCTACCGCCAACTAGCTGGAATGTTTGAATAATTTGCCGCATTGGTACAATTCATGAAAGTGAAGTCATGGGTCGGCGTGTTCGGGTACTTCGACCACAAGGCCGGGACGCTCGACGTAATGGCGGCATCATACGAGAACGAATGGGTGAAGTCCTCGACCGATTTGGTCGTATCGAACAACGATTCCGGCACCGTGATTAACCCTGTACAATTATTGAACACATAGGCGAAGTTGGTCACTTTGGTCGTGGTGCTGAACAGGCCAGACGGGACGACGATAATCTCAGGACACTCCATGAACGTGCCGTAAAAGCTGGTCGCCTCGGTGTTATTCTTGAAAAGCGTCGACGGGACTTGAACCAGATTGCTGCACCGGGCGAACGTCCCGGCGAAAAGCTGCGCCTTGGAGTTGTTGGCGAACAGATTCTGCGGCACCTCACGCAACCCGTCGCAGCCGTCGAAGCAATAGGAAAAGTCCACGACATTGGGGTTCCCCGCGAACAGGTCAGCCGGAATGTCCGTCACCTTCACCAGCCCATGGAAGCAGTTCTGGAACCCGGTCGCCGCCTTGCAATTGGCAAACAAATTCTCCGGGATGGATGAAATCAGGGAACAGCCGTTGAAGCTGTTGGAGAACCCGGTACACTCCGTCCACAGGTCAAAGAGGCCCACCGGGATGGAGCGGAGATGCGAGCAGCCGTAGAAGTGGGAATAGGGGTCGGTCAGCACCGGGGGCAAGCTGTAGGTCTCGGCACCATCCGGCCCGATGTTGACAAGGGTCTCCCGAAAGAATTGGGTATGCGGGATAGCCGCCCGTTCAGGGTTGCTTCCCACGAACTGGACTTGGCGCATGTCCTTTGCCCAGATGCGCATGGTGTAAACGCCGGACTGGTCATAGTCGTGGATGAGCTGGTCGGTATCGCTGCTTCCGGCCTTGACGGTCGTGACCTTGCCATCTCCCCACTCAATGAAGGTATCAATCAGGAATACCCCCCTCTCGTCTTCCAGATAACCGAGCGGCGCGCTCGTCCGCTTTCCCCCGGATGTGGTGGCCCCGGTGTCCACGACGAACACCATCGGCATCATATTGTCTCTGTATCCATACATAACGGCATATCCTATGTGTGTGTGTGTGTGCATCCCTTGACGAATCTGCCTGGCAGTGCATACTACCCCCAAAGAACACCCATTGTCCAACACCCAATACAGGAGCCAATATGGACAGACTCATTTGCGGCTACCCGGTCGTGCCCAAGGCGAAAACGCTCATGGTGTACTCCGACCCCGACTATACCAGCCCCTACCCCGGATATGCTCTGGAAGAAGTCATGAACTTCCGTGCGGACGACAAGCCCTATGTCGGCCCCGTCGAGTTTGAATACGACGACAGCATCACTGGCCCCGCGTCCGTGACGACCGACAGCAAAGGGAAAGCCACCGTCACCCTCACGCCGAACAGAGATGGCCTCTCCATCATCACATGCAAATTCGGGGGGGGAGAGTACGAACTCAGGTACAGTGTGCTAAACCATCAGGTGAGGTTCGGCGTCAGAACCATCTACCAGAACCGGAACACCTCCACAACGCTCTGGGTCAACAATAACTTGCAGGAATACAACGGGACGGTCTCCATCAAGTACCCGGCAGGGCTTACCGGGCCGACCAGCGGTAAGATAAGCGCCGGGGCGATGGCAATCACCATCAACGGCTCCACGCTCGGACGCAAACAGGTCGACGTCCAGTTCGGCGTGCAGACCGCCTACTGCGCCGTGGAAGTCATTAAAGACCCGATGCCTCCTCAGTAACCCGTACACCCCCTGTCATTCCGGCAGGGGGTTTCGTTTTGAACAGGATTGACTATCCATTACCCCCCTTAAAATCCTTTGATAAACCCTATCATCAAAGGATGGAACCATGTACGGATATTTGGAAAACAAGGGCAGGGTCATGGGAAAACTCGCCTTCTCCTGCTCTTGGAACTTCGTCGGCGACCTCGCCAACAACCCCCGGTACAACGCGCTAGTGACGACGCCGAACCTCCTCTTCCTCTCGACGTCCTATGAAGAGCCGGGAGCGGATGACGGGATGGAGTTCACCTCAAACGGCCTTGTCTGCACCGAGGGGTCGATTGCCACGAAGACGCAAACGGATTCAAGCTGGACAATCTCAGGACTTACGGGGTCACAAATCAACATGGGCGCGGGTTCGGCCAATGCCTTCAACATCATCAACTACCTGACCGCATGGGTCTGGAGTCCGAAGAAGGAACAGTGGTATTCTCTGGGCACACTCCCCTCGTATGCACCGGGGTCTCCGACTTCCGTCAACACCGACCAGCACCTGTCGATGGATAGGCAAGGCGAGGTGAGCTACCTCGAAGCCAAGGAACCCTCTGACGACCACCGCATCATCCGGTGGGAAGACTTCGACTTCCACTTCCAGATGACGGCGGTCTATACGGACAAGTACGAGAGCTGCAACTTCAAGGAACCCATCGTGAACGTGCGCTTCGGCGCGCCCTACGAGTTCGACCCCGACTACTTCTAGAAAAGGCCGGAATGGGGCCTAGGATGGCGATAACGGGTCAAGATAGCGTTGGATAAGGGATGAGGGATTGCGAGGCTCTGGAGGGCGTTTCTGCCCCGGAAAAGGTGAACCCCTCTCAAGTTGCAGTTGAGAGGGGTTCGGAGGACTGGTCATGTCCATACGTTGGAGTACGTATACGGCAGGAGACCGAAATCAGGATGTTTCCTTAATTACCCCGCCAGTATACCCCGGACGGGGCTTGAAGTCAACAGCCGCCCCATCGCTCCATCGCGTAGATGAGGATGCAGGCTATCACCCATCCCCAGAAGATGCCGCTGCACGCGGCCCAGAACGGGACGCACAGGAAGACGAACGTGAGGAACAAGATGTAAGCCATACTAAAGAGTTCTCGTGGCCCAAAGGATGAAGGCGATGCAGGCCAAAAGGCTCACCAGCACGGCGCAGGCAATCGCGAAATCATCCGAGGGCACGGCCTCCCGGTTCTGGCAGGGGCACTGGACGACGATGGTTTGGCACACAGGCTGGCACTGGACAGGCATCGGATACTGAACGGACGGAGAAGCATTCATATCGAGGACTCCTTTGGGTTAAATGGTTCGAGAACGGATGTTACTTCCAATCGTCGGGAATGTCAACGTAGTTGGAAGCACTGGTCACGTTGCGGAAACACCTGCCATGGTCGGCGACATCAGGGTATGTCGTCCATAGCGTGGGTACGGCGCTTGTTACCTGTGAGCAACCGAGGAATGTACTTACAAAACTTTCCACTTTGCTCTTATTGTCAAACAACCCGGACGGGATGCTCTTTAGAACCTGCCAATTCGCGAACGTATTCTGGAAAGATGTGACATCCGGCTGGTTCCTGAACAGTCCGGCGGGAATCTCCACACCAGCCCACCACTCGGAAAAGGCGTTATAGAAGTTGGTCGCCTTGATATTGTTGGCAAATATGTCTTCCGGTATATGCGTCATCTTGGACAAACCGGCAAACACGCTGCCGAAGTTAGTAACCTTGGTGTTCTTAGCGAAAAGGTTCGCAGGGATTTCTCCCACGATACTCTGACATCCGCTGAACGTGGCGAAGAACACCGTGGCATCCGGCTAGTTGTCGAACAGTCCTTCGGGTATCCCCGTTATCAGGCTGCAATCGGAGAACACATAGGAGAAATCGGTAATCTTGGGATTGTTGGCGAACAATTCCGCCGGGATAGTACCCGTCACCTTGTAGCAGCTTTCAAACAGATACTCGACATCCACGAGTTCCGTCATGGCGCTCAGGAGATTGCCCGGAATGGAACCCGTGAGGTTCCTGCAATTGTCGAACAGATGGGCCACGGTGGTGACTTTCGTATGCTTGGAGAACATGGAGGGCATGGGATTGGCCCAACTCGAACAATTTTGGAAGGTCGATGCAAACGAAGTCACTTCGAGATTGGTGTCGAATAATGTCGTGGGCACCGAAACCAGCGAGGTGCAACCATAGAACGTGTTGGTGAAGTCGACGACTCTGGTGTTCTTGGCGAAAAGTCTGGACGGGATGGTGGTGATGCCGCACGTTGAGAATGTACCGTAAAAAAGTCGTGACGTCCGGGCAATTATCAAAGAGGTTGTTGGGAATGGCCTTGATGCCGAGGCATCCATAAAAACAATCGGAAAAACTGTTGACCTTGACGGTCTTGTCGAAGAGACCGGATGGGATTTCCGTCAAACCGGAACAGGTGTGGAACGTGGAGTTGAAGGTCTCGGTGTTCGGATTGCCGTCGAAAATCCCGGCGGGGATGGCCTTCAATTTGGAGCAGCCGTAGAACGCGCCCTTGAACGCGGTCGGGACAAGTTCCGGAAAGCTGTATCCGGTAGGGTCTTTCGGCACGATGCCGACAAGCGTGTCCTGCCACAAGTCCATGTTCTTTATGGCGTTCGTAAACGAGCACTTGCCGAGGTCGTCCGCCGTCACTCCTATGACGTACTCGCCCGGCGTCGCGTAAGTATGCGTGGCGTACTCGTCGAAATAGGCATCACTATACTCGATGCCCTTGGGGATGGTCGTAATGGTGCCGTCGCCCCAATCCACTTGTACGGCAGTCTGCGTTTTATAACCAGACATCATATTCTCGAACGCATGGATGGAGCTCATGGCTTTCGTATTGCCCGATGTCGTAGCCTCGGTATTCACGACACAATAGACGTATTCCCTATCCTTATGATTCAAATAAGCATACATAATGATACTCTCCTTATTTTCCATATATATATGGGGATTCAGTCAAAGAGCGACGCCATGTGAGGTCAGGAGGGGACTACTTCCAGTCGTCAGGAATGTCGGCGTAGTTGGTCAACTTGCTGCAATTTCTGAAACATTTAGTTCCATTGGCGTCAGGATGAGTGACCCACAAGTCGGGAGCTGTTCCAACCAGCTTGTAACAATTCTCGAATATCTGGTGGAAATCCTTGATATTCGGATTGTTCACGAAGAGGTTCGTTGGCAGCGTCGTCAAATTGGTGCATCCATTAAACATCATCTCCACGTCATCCAGAGCAGGATTGTTGTCAAACAACCCTTCCGGGATGGCACCCTCCAACGTGTTCAAACTATAGAAAGCGTAAGCCAAATTCTTTAACTTGGGGTTGTTGGCGAACAGCTTGGCGGGAATGGAGCCGTTGAAATCACAACCGTAGAACACGCTGTCGAGATACGTTAGCTCCGGGCAATTGGCAAAAAGATTCTCAGGAATGGGGCCGTTCAAATTGCATACCCTGAACAAACCGGAAAAAATCTCGGCAAGCGGGTTATGAGCGAACAACCCTTCCGGAATGGGGCCCACCAAACCATCACAACCATAGAAACAGCCGGAGAAGTTCGTCACTTCGGGGCAATTGGCAAAAAGGTTTTCAGGGATAGTTCCTGTGAGTCCCTCGCAGAACCGGAAGGTATCCGAAAACGTCTGCACCTTCGTGCAATTGGCAAAGAAGTTCTCAGGAATGGCACCAGTGAGCTTCTCACATTCATAGAACGTCGCCTCGAAAGAAATAACTTCGGGGCAATTGGCGAACAAACCCGCAGGCAGGGAACCCGTCAGGCCCTTGCAACCGTAGAATGCAGAGACAAAGGTACCCGCCTTCCGGTTATTGGCGAAAAGATTCTCAGGAATGGAGCCAGTGATATTTTCGTCAAAATAGAACAATCGGTCAAAAGTGTAAGCTATGGTGTTGTGGGCAAAAAGGTTTTCAGGGATAGGCCCTGTCAATCCAGGGCAGTGGCTGAATACATAGGCGAACGATGTCACATTGGGATTGTTGGCGAAGAGATTCTCAGGAATTTCAGTCAGTCCCTCACAACCATTGAACACGCTGTCAAACTTGTAAACTTTTGGACAATTGGCAAAAAGGTTTTCAGGGATAGACGTGATATTTTCACAGCTATAGAATGTGGAAGCAAACGACTCGACCTTGGTGTTCTTGGTGAAAAGGTCTTCGGGAAGCGCACCCGTAAGTCCAAGACAATAATAGAACGTATTTTCAAAAGTGGTGGCGTCTACGTTTTTGTAGAATATGCCTTTAGGAACCTGCGTCAACTTCTTGCAACTATAAAAGGCATAAGCAAGTCCGTCATGCCGGAAAACAGGCAGCGAATAGGACTCGGCACCCTTGGGGCCAATCCCGATAAGAGTTCTTCTATAGACATTCCATTCACTCTGGTTGATGTCATAACCATGCAACTTGCAGACGCTGAAATCATCAGCGTAAACAGTCACAGTATATTCGCCGGGGGTGGCATAGTCATGCGTGGAATATTTATCCCAATACTGTGAATAAAACTCCGTACCCTTGGGAATTTCGGAAATTGAACCATCACCCCAATCAATAGTAATTGCCGTCAGGGATTGCTCATCAAGACCAAAGCTATTGAATGAATATACTGGAACCACAAACTCGGTATCACCCTCGTTGGTGGCCTCGGTATTTATAAGAAAGATAAGGCTTTCACGCGGCTCATTGTCACGATAACCATACATATTGGTTCTCCTTTTTGTCCTTTCTATACAAGAGAGAGAGCTGGCAAGGACTGGAGCGGGACAGGGTGTGGGCCGGGAACTGGACTGGAAATTTCTCCGAAAAAATTTTGGAGGGGGTGAATGCTGTGGATTCAGACGGGGGTCAACGAAGCCCCCACCCCCCCTCGGACTGGACTCATCTACGAACTCGGCGTCGACGGTGTCGCGCAATGTAGGTTGGCACAGGAATTGCATAGGAAAAGTTGCTCGAAGTCGCGAGCGTTCCTATATATGGAGTGGCCGGGGCGCGCCAAGTCCTTCGTCCAAATCCCCCGCCGGGCCGTCCCTACCCTCGACGCCCTCGACGCCCTCGACGCCCTCCCGCCCGCCTCACTCCATCACCTTGATGAAGCGGCCTGACGCGCCGCCTGCTCCACGTTCGCGGCTCATCCCTACCTTATATATACCCTGACCTTTTCGCCGCAAGCTGACGCGCTTCCCGTCCTGCTATGTCATCAGCTCCATCCAGTCCCGCCAGTCCCGCCAGTCCTACCAGACAACCAAGTGCACAATGTAATATCAACAAACCTATATTACATTGTTACCTACACTGTAGTATTACACTGTTACAGGTGTTATATTGTAGCATTACACTGTAACGCGCAATGTACTTTTACAATGTAACACCTGTTACAATGTAATGTTATTGTAAATTACATTGCACACTTGCTTACATTGTTATGGCATTGTTTTTTACATTGTTGCAGGTGTTACATTGTTTTTTACAATGTAAGTTACACTGTAAGTGTAATTACATTGCATGTAACATTGCGTCGCGCAATGTAAATTTTTACAATGTAATTACACACAGCGCGGGTTCCTTATTGATAATGGATTATCAACTTGCAACTTTTGCAAAAAACGAGATTCCGTAAGTTGTTGAATTTGTTGACCCGGAAAAATTTTCGCAAACCCCAAAAAGTGGTGAAAAAATTACACAGGGAGAAAGTTACATTGTAAAAACGGGGACGAACGGGAGGACAGGAAGAGTAGAAAAATCAAGGGTTTATATATATTATTTTTTAAAAAAGAATAAAATATATATATGTACTATGTAACTTTTTACCCCCTTACAATGTAACGGCCTATCCTAGTCGGCAAAAATGCAAAATGCTTTTTTCCAAATCGCCGAACTTGATTGTGAAAATTTTCACCACTCAGGCGGCCTCGATTTACATAAGCTGCTATGTAACTTTTTGCGGAACCCCCCAAAAAAAACTTGCAAATTTGCATACCCCCTTGAAAATCAGCGTAACACTTCAACGATTTCAACAACTTGCAACCAATTTTAAAATGCAAGTGAATTTTTTCACACTTGCAACTAGTTGGAATATATTAGGATACATCTTGCAAGTCAATTTGCAACCCCATTTTTACATTGTAAAAAGTAAAATCGTGTTACTCGTTTACATTGCGCAACACCGTCGACGCCGCCTTACACTGCATAACGCAATGTAAAAACAATGCAACAATCCTCACTATGTAATTACATTGTTCTGCCCCTTGTCCAGTTCTGAGCGCGACACACGCGACGCCGTCCCCAAGTCCTGAGCTCCGCCCTGTCGCCTCTGCCTTCCGAATCCGGTTTCACTATCCCCAATAATCCAGTTCACCTTAACATCTTGATATTCCTACTCAATCCAGTTCAACAAAAATAATTCCGAAAATTTTCGCTACAACTCTTGACAACATTTCAGTAACTCCTTATCTTGGCATCAACAACGGCGAACAACGCCGCCGGTTGCTACCGTAGCAACCCGATAACTTCACCTAATCCTATTCAAAGGAGTTCCCCAATGGCTATGAGCTTTATGCTTTCCGTCCAGTCCACGTTCGCGCCTGAGCCCATTACGGGCATCGTCAAGGGTGATCTTGTCGTCTACCATCATGACGGCACGGTTGTCGCCGTCTATCACAAGGGCTCTGTCCTGTTCGCTCCGGTCTATTCGGATTCCCATATCGAGGCCGTGAACTTCTTGATGCACCTGTTCGCCATCCCCTTTTTTGTCCGGAACATGAACGGGACGAACTGGATAACGTCCCGGCTCACGGGGGAAACCCGGTATACCGTGAAGCCATACCTTGTCGCTCTTGCCGACTATCAGCTTGAGTTCCTCGACAACCTTGAAGCAATCGTCAACGCGTGAGGAATCCAGTCATGAGAACAAACATCCCCGATAGAATTATCAGGGCTATCCACGCTTATTCCCCGTGGGCTTGCGAGACTGTGCAAGTTGTCGTCGAATGCCGTCGACTGGCGAACGGACGAATTGTTTCATCTCTCACTGTCCGGTATAAGGGGTTCGCCATTGCTTGCTATGATTCCGAAACCGGAACGCTTTCCATTATCCGGTGCCACAACTTTGACGGGATGGCGGCGGCTCGAATCAATTCCGTACTGCGTGCCTTCAAGTTGAATGAACGGCTGGCATATCATAAGGGGGAATGCCTGATTCTTACCAGTGACGCCAACGTCCCTATGGAACCTTATGACGTATTCAACTTGTACGTCCCTATTGACAACCGTCCTGTTGTCCCTTACTATGGATTACAGTTGACCGACAACTGACTTGCAACTATCCAGTTCAACCACACTGGCACCAAAGGAGTGTGTACCATGCGGCAGATTACTAAGGAAATGGTGGAAGCGATACGAGCCCCCCGGCGGTACTGGAAGGACAACACGCTTGTTTCCGTCATACACAACGAGGCAACCGGACTGTTCAGCTTGTCCGTCTACCTCCATGACCACCTGATTGCCCGGTACGTCAACACCGACAACACCTTGTGCATATCCACGGCGGGGTGGTCTACCATGACCACAAGGGAGAGGCTCAACGGCGTCCTTCACGCTTTCGGACTCCCGCACTATACCCGCCGCATTTGCCATAACCTTTGGCTGTTCGACGAGAACGAGAACCGGGAGGTGATGAAGGGCAATAACTTCTATGACATTCCCATTGACCGGGACAAGTGCCCCGTCAACCTCCCCCCGCTCGTCAAGCCCTGACCCCGAACTTTCATCCAGTCCAGTACCCGGCGGACAAGCGGACTCTACATCCGCCCGCCGTCACGCGAACCCTAACGCCCATGCCAAGCATGGAGGTACATCATGCAACAAGTTATCCGCCACTCCGTCCAGTCCTTCATGGCCTGCACCCCCTACCGTCACCGGGATACCGAGATTGCCGTTTCCCATGACGACAACGGCACCCCGTCCGTCCGCCTCAACTACTACGGCAACCGCGTAGCCCTCTACTCTCAGGGCGTGCTCATGGTTTCCCCATGCGGATACGCCACCCGCTCGACTGTCGTCCGCATCAACGCCGTGCTTGACGCTTGCGGCATCCCCGCCCGCTTCATCCTTAAGCGCACCCCCTCCAATCGGAACCAGCTCCATATCAGCCACAAGGGGAAGACCTCCCTTGTCGGGAACCTCCACGCATCCCACGCTTTCAACGTCCCTGACGGCTATCAGCCGGGGTTCAACGGCTACTCCCATTCAAGCCCTGACCCCCTCCCTACCCGTGAACAGCCCACGCCCAACCGTTCCTATTCGTCCATGAAGACGTGGCGCATGGCCGCACAAGCCCTCTCCGCTTTCCGGGAGTACGACTCCCGCCATGTCCATGTCCGATACGTCGACTACGACACGCCCGCTCAACAGGCGCGCCTCTATATGCACAAGACGAACCTTGTCTATCTTACCCACGGTTCCGTTGGCTTCTTCCCTCCCGAATCCAAGACGCAAGCTGAGTGCCTGTCCGTTGTCCTCCCCATCATCGACGTACCCGCCACCGTCCGGTGGAACGGCGGGCATCCTGTCGTCGTACCGAATGACGTCGACCAGCCGCCATTCCATTTCCCCGACAAGCAAGCCCCTGTCGTCTTTGTCAGGGCTTCCCAAATTTTCGTCTAGCCCTCGTCCAGTCCATCCCTTGAACCCATACCCAGACAGGAGAATACCCAATGGAAGACCAGCGACTTGACCTGTCCCTGTGGGAGTGCCGCCACTTCCCGAACATCTTCAACGCTCTGAGGAATCGCGAATGGCGGTACGCCGCCGCCGACTACCTCGTTGCCACCGACAACGACAGGATACAGGTGACCCGCGCTCTCTATGACGGCTTCACCATCCTGTCCCTGTCGAACGGGAATACCCTGCACTTTCCCAACCCCCAACCCCCGGCGGATTCCGTCCCGTTCATCCGGTTTACGCTCATGCAATGCCGCGTTCCGTTCGCCGTCGAACTCCTCCCGTCCGGGCAACTGGAGTTCAGGACGAAAAACAACATGCGGATTGACCCGTCCGGGTTGCCCCTCGTGCTGAACTCCGAGTTCCGCATGTCCCGCAATACCTTTGTTCAAACCATGTTGAAGGCGTGGAGGTAGCATGTCACACAAGCCGCCAGTCATTGCGCCATATGTCGACGCCTTCATCAAGCGCCATATCCTACGGCATCGGCAAGTGGTCATACAGAACTTCACCAGCGAGGAAGGACAACGGACGACTTGGCTATACAACAAGGGCAATCTTGTCCTTATGTTATCCAACTTCCAGTTGTCCATCCATACTTATCACCTGACCGAATTTACTGAGGCACTTGCCAACGGCGTGCTGAAAGCCTATGATATGGGTATCCATATTCATGCTACCGACAGGTATGTTTATATTCAGTATGACAATGGGCATACCGTGAAGAAAGATAAAGGCAATATTTTTTCCGTCTTTGTCCCGTTAAAGGATTGACAACCACAAGCCGTTGTGCCATAACCGAGACAAGGCAAGCAACCAAACCTTTATTACAGGAGTTTCCGTTATGTATATGACTCTTTCTGTTGACGATTTCCTGGATGCGTTCAATGACGCCGGGCGTGGCAACCAGTTTTCCAGTCAGGGCTTGCGCGCCATGTTCGATTACTTCACGGACTTGGAAGACCAGACAGGCGAACCGATGGAACTGGATGTTGTGGCTATCTGCTGCGACTATACCGAGTATGATAGCGCCCTCGACGCCGCTTCCGAATACGGATTCGAGCCGGAAGAAGACGACTCCCCCGAAGACGTCGAAGATTCCGCTTTCGACTGGTTGCAGGAAAGGACGATGGTCATTCCTGTCGGCGAGGAGACAAGCGGGGGCGTGATTATCGCCGCGTTCTAGTTGTGGCCTCTACCCTATCCCGTTCATCCCGGACGGGGTAGGCTGTGAGTTCACAACAACCCGTCAACCAAAGGAGAAACCCCTGTTCAACCTGTTGGCTCACACAATCGACGAGACTATGCTTGAGCTTATCGACAAGCAAATCAAGCGATTCGTTTCCGGGAAGTGCGACGCCGTCCACGCTATGGTTGTCATTGAAAATCTTGTGGACAAGTACGCCAACTATCGGACGGCGCAACGGGTGGCGGATGAAGCCAAGACCACCGTCGACGAACTGAACGCGCAAGCTGAGGCCACCGCTGTTGCCTACGACAAGGCGCGGACTGATGCAGAACTGCATTATGGCTTGTTGCTCAAGGGCTTGTCCCAAGCCAACGACCTGAACAATTAACCATCCAATCACAAGTGAGGTATCGCCATGAGGACTGAACAGATTACCCGTACATGGTACAAGTTCGAGGAACTTCCGGAAGACGACCAGCAAAAGATTATGGATGATATGTTGCTGCGTTCTGATCTTGCTCAAAGAGAAATGGAATACGTGCAGGATAGGGATTTTTGGAGTGACCTTGAAAAGCAATTCCATTTGGGTGTACAGGTTGACCAGCATATATACTATGACGTTGCCCGTTACGTGGATGTTGTCGCCTACCATCGGGAAGATTTCTATGAGCATGTCCTGTCTTTGTACGCCCGCAAGTTTACGGACGATGAACGCAAGTTTATCAATCAGCTCATTGATGCGGATGTTCTGTCGTTTTCTATCGACCGTCGCCATAAGTATTCTTGTAGCGGCGTCCGCGTCGAGTGTGCTCTCCGGTACATGAGCGAACTTACGGAGTTTGAAGATAACTATGACGAGGCCGTGGACATGGCGGACAAGTTCCTGTCTGTCGTCGAGGAATACGCTGAGGACTTTCTTGAGGAAGCGCGCCTCGCCATCCGCCGCCTCTATGAGTACGCCACAAGCGAGGAATATATCCGGGACTGCTGCATCAACTTGGATAGCGAATACACCTATGACGATCAGGGGAGGCTTGTCTTATGAGCCACGTACTTGGTTCCTTCTTCCGGGGCATCCCATGCACTGACGGCACCCTGACTTGTTCCGTTGACGGGTTCTCCGTTCTCGACAGGAAAGACGTCACGCTTGCCTATTGCAAGGACGGTTGCGTTACCGTCTTTACCAGCCCCTCCATCCTTAACGATTTCAGGAACCGCGCCGCCGTCAACCGGATGTTGGCTTACGCTAGGACTAAGTACAACTGGAAGGTATCCTACATTTTCCACGGTATGCGTCCTTTCAACAATTACCTGAGTTCCGTTAGGGACGACAACACCGAGTCCTCTTGTTTCAGGATGGACGGCATAAGCTCCATCAAGTTCAGTCTTCAAACGGGTGACATTTACATCTTCAACTAACTGATTGTTCCTCACCTATCCCGGTCATGTTCCGGGGTAGGGCATGGAGCAGGCAGAAATGGCCCGCTGAGGCGCTTTCCTGTCCGTCCCCAACCCAGACAAGGGGACAGGAGAGAATGCCCCGGAGAATCCGTCTACGGCGGAACAAGTACGGGCCGTTGACAGGCCGCCGGATGCGGCGCAATCTTTCAAACACGGAGGCAAGAAGTCATGGCGAGAAGACAACTCTTTGAAACGGGCGGCATCCCCAAGCATATTAGGGTTTACGACAACGGCGGGGAGACTACCGACAGGTATACTATCGTATTCACCTACGCCCACAGGATAGGGTTCAAGGGCCGCGTCCCGTTCATGGGTAGCGGCGTTGACCCACGGGGCATGTCCTACTTCACCGACTTGGCGCGGGAGATGTTCGCTCTGGAGAAGGGGAACAAGCGCATCCGGTTTACGGATTTGCCCGACGCCGTGCAGCGTGAGGTTCTCCACCTGTACCGGGAGTTGTGGAACGTGAAGCCTGACGTTACCCTTATGGACGGGGAAGCGGACGCATGACGTGGCTTACAGCCATTATCCTGTGCATGCTCATTGCGCTTTCCGAACGCTAACTTTCAACGGTAGGTGTACAAGTGATGATAGGGCTATTCATTCAAGCAACCAGCATGGAGGGGACGCGCAACGTCCTGCTTGTCCTGACCGGACAACAGGAGAAAGTCCTGAACCTTCAAGGCAACGAGTCGTTGATTGCCACGGTTATCAACGGTATGGACTTGGCTTTGCCTGAGACTCCTCCTGTTCCAGACAACGGGATGGGAGAGCCCCGGCAAGTCTGCATTCCTCATACCCTGTCTGAGCTTACGCCAACGGACAAGTTCAAGCTGGTCATGAGCAACCCCCCCCTGTATGCGGACGGGGAAGACGTCGACTTGCTGGACGTGGACTGGTCATGGGTTATCCCCCATCCCATACGGGCATCCCGGTTTGTTCGTATCTTGCAGAAGCTAGGCATCCATACCGTGGCGGATATGTCCATCCCGTCCCGTGCCGACTACATGCACACGCCGGGGATTGGGAGGATAAGCCTCATGGCTATCGAGGGCGTGCTCCATATGTACGGCTACACCTTGAGCGCGGGGGATTGATATGAGAGAGCCCATTAAGCACGCCGTCGCCTCGTTGCGTAAGGACAAGGAGAAATACTTTGCCCAACTTAGACAGGCGCAAGACAGGTACGAGGCCAGCGCCCGGCTGTTGGCTGTAGCCGCTTCCCCGTACCAGATTGGGGACAGGCTCCGCTATTACCGTCCCGACATCGGAGACGAGGCCGCCGGGATTGTGGTCGACATTATTGCCCCTGCTGTGGGCAAGGGTGACTTCTGCCTGACCGTGCGCCGCCGTCTCCGCAACGGCGCGTTCTACCCATACGTCGAGTTCGTCCACAAGGAGGACATTATATGCGAGAAGTAAATGTAGAGGAAGCCATCCAGTCTATGGTTGGCGTACAGCGCATGGCGGACAGGCTGAACCGTGCCCGTCAGGACTACAGCGTGGTCGTCCATGAGTTTCTGGATAAGTTCTGCCCTTACGAGGTGGGAGATGTTGTCCGGTACAGGGAGAAGCATACCCAACGCACTCTGATAGGACGCATTATCAAGGTCGTCCCGAACCTGTCGGGCAACATCAATCAGGGGCTCTACAAACTGGAGATATGCAAGCGGACGGGCATCGGCACCTATCGCCGGGTGCCGGATATTGTGGACATGGGATATGTCATGGAGGTTTTCAATGGCGGTTACTGATTATCTCCGTCCGGTGAAACACCACACTTGCGGCATCCCGCCTCTCGTGATGATGAGCTTGCGCAACTTCTCCCTCGCCGCTCCCAAGCGGCTGGTGGACTTGGCACGGGAGACCTATGACAACCTGTGCGGACGGATAGAGGACTGCCTGTCCGGTCGTGGGGTGCCCGTCGACAAGGAGGAACTCGCCGCCGAGATTGCGGCGCACCTTATCATTGACGCCGCCTATCTCCACGACAGGCTCAGGGTGGCGGGTGCCCTCGTCGGGCCATTCCCCTATGACTACCTCGCCGACCGTATCATGCCGAGGAAAGACAAGGAGATAATCCAATGACTTACTATGTGTTGGGATTCGTCCTCGACCTTGAGCGCAACAAGGCGTGGCTCATTGAGAAGCGCCGCCCGGAGTGGCAGTGCGGGAAACTGAACGGCATCGGCGGACACGTCGAGCCGGGGGAGGCACCCCTCGCCGCCATGCAGCGGGAGTGTTACGAAGAATCAGGATATGACACGGGAGACTGGGTAAATGTAGGCGTACTGGAAGGTAACAACTTTGTTATCAACGTCTATTATACCCTTGTAAATCCAGAGGTTAAGCTGAGGACAGCGACGGATGAGAACATTCATCTCGTCGATATGTACAAGGTAATGACCATCGGTTCCCGTGGGGTTGAACATCTCCCCCTCTGCTTGGGGTTGTGCTTGGCGCATATCCAAACTGGCGGGGCTGTTGATGCCCACATAACTTTTTCCGATTTTTATCCGCATAACGGTTGACATTAGGTTCCCGTTCCAGTATCCAGTACGTAAGGGTGGGCACTGCCACCAGCAACAAAACACTTTAAGGAGAAACGTCATGTCTGACTATCGTGAAATGGCTCTGGACTTCATGAACAAGCAGGCTACCATTCGTGAAATGACTCCCGCCGAATACGTCGCCGGGGTTAAGGAAGCCGAGAAGCAGTTCGAGCTGCTCGATCAGGTCGAGGAGGAATCCTCTGACCAGACCATGCTCGTCGCTGACCCCGCCACTGCCATCAAGGAACGCACCATCACTTGCTGCTGCTGCGGGAACCAGTACCGCCTGCTGACCCGCAAGCACCTTGCCAGCCACGGGTTGGACTATGAACAATACCGCCAGCTTTGCGGCTACAAGCCTGACCTTCCCCTTATCGCCAAGTCCTTGCAGCGTGAGCGCCGCAACCGCATGCGCGAGATGCGCCTGTGGCAGAAGAAGGAAGGCGCTCAGGGTCATGAGCAGGCTCAGGTTCTCCCCAAGCCCAAGGCTTTAGAGGACTAGGAGGCTGGTCATGGAACAGCAAGAACTTGAACAGCGGATAGTCCAGTTGGAGGCTACCGTAAACGCTCTGGTCACGCAGTTCCTTCCCCCCGTCACGGAACGGCTCGCCGCCTTGGAACGCATCGTCCGGGTTATCAAGCCGGAAGGGACAGAGGGAGAGGAGAAGCCAGCGGCTGAACCGCGCAAGCGTTCCGCCCTGTCCTACCGGATGTACCAGATGGTGAAGCTCCTGCATGAGCAGGGCGCTCCCGTGAAGGAAATCGTCAGTCGGTGCGACTTGCCCTATACGACCGTGCGGGCGTACATCAATCTCTCTCCCGAACGTGTCGAGCAGCTTCGGCAGAAGCAGGAGAAGAAGGATGCGGAAGCGGCGGAACGTGCGCTGCGTGCGATGCGCAAGCAGGCGAAAGAGATGGGCAACGACATGCCCGTACCTCCTCCGCCCGCTGGTGCCGATGCTGACGTGGACGCTCCGGCTGGCGTGGTGGTAGGCACGGTCGACCCGAAGACGCCTCGTGAGGAGGCGTATGTGGCGGCCCAGAACCAGTCCGTCCTGTCTGCCGAGGGGACGCTCGCCAACCCCACGGTGGCGGCGGAACCCGTGCCGACCGAGGCCGTAGCCGAGGACAGCTATCAGGTCGAGTGCCCCCGTTCGATGGAGCCCTACGGTTCCGCCGGATGGTATGACTGGACGCATGAGCTGCGGACGTTCGCTCAGTCTCACCAGTTCCCCGATGGGTTCCCTCGTTTCTATCCCGTCGACAGGGGTACGCTGGTCTACGTCCAGTACATGAACGAGCAGGTGGAGCCGACGCCTGTCGCCGCTGGCGCGGTCGATTGGGCCTTCTCCGTACTGCGTTGGAAGTTGGTATAGTTTTATCGGTGGCGGCACACGCTGCCGCTACCCATTAAAATTGTGCGGTGGGTACAATGCGTTGCGTCTATCTGGACATCGAGACTTACTACGACTCCGAGTATACGCTCAAGAAGCTGTCGATGGAGTCCTATATCCGAGACCCACGGTTCGAGCTGTACCTTCTCGGCGTCGCCGTGGACGACTATCCTGTCCATATGGTCGACGCGGCACAGGTGCCAGCCGCATTGAAGGCTCTTGCCCTCGACGCCCCGGACTGCATCACCTTCATCCAGAACGCCAAGTTCGACGCGAGCGCCCTCGTGTGGAGGTACGGCGTAAGGATAGCCAACCCCGTATGCACGCGGGCAATGGCCCGGTGGGTGGGCATCAGCCGCCTTACGCAGGAGTCGCTGGCGGCGCAGTGCGAGTTCCTCGGCACGGGCGTCAAGGGAGACTTCATCCAGAACATGCAGGGCAAGCGCGTCGCCGACCTCACAGCCGACGAGTACGCCGCCTACAAGCTGTACTGCACGCATGACGTGGAGCAGCTCAGGTCGAACGTGAAGAAGATGCTCCCGTTCATGACGGTCGACGCGCTCCGGTTCATCATCCTGACCACCAAGATGTACACCGACCTCGTGTTCGACTTGGACAGGAACCTGCTCTCCAAGTATTACCAACAGTTGAAGGACAACCACAGGCGGGCGCAACAGGAGCTCCAGCGCCTGTTCCGGTTCGACTCGCCGGAAGAATTTCTCAAGGCCATCCGCAGCAAGAAGAAGTTCTGCGAGATGCTGGAGTCCATCGGCGGCGTAGTGCCCTACAAGGAGAGTGAGAAGAAGACGGCGACGAGGCTCAAGCAACTCCAGCTTGAACTGGAGGCGCTCCCTCAAGGCTCGCCGGAAGCCGCCGCCATCAACCGGACGATTGAGGAAGGGACGTATGTGGTCATGGAACCAGCCCTCGCCAAGAATGACTTGGCTTTCATCGAGCTCATGAACTCTCCCAATCCCGACATCGCCGCGCTTGCCACGGCACGGGCGGAGAACAACAGCTCCATCTCCATGTCCCGTGCGGCGACGTTCCTCGACGTGTCCACACGGGGCAAGCTCCCCGTTCCGCTTGAAGCGTTCCACGCATGGACGGGACGCTACGCTGCGGGGAGTGGCGAGGATGCCAAGTCCGATGGGCTGAACCTCCAGAACCTAGCCAAGAGGACGGGAGACAAGACGCTTCGCAAGTGTGTCCGTGCGCCGCAGGGCTGCAAGATTGTGGCTGCCGACTCCTCCCAGATTGAGGCCCGTACCTTGGCATGGCTTGCCAACGAGAATGACCTCTTGGAAGACTTCCGTTCCGGTGCCGACCCGTACTGCCGCATGGCTGCGGTCGCCTACTCCGAACCGTATGACACCATCCTGTATTGGGCCAAGGGTGCCGGGGCCAAAGACCCTGACGGAGACCCGGAGCTGAAAGCTAAGTACAAGCAGTACCGCAACATAGGCAAGACGATGGTGCTCCAGCTTGGGTACTACAGCGGCGGGGCCAAGCTCTCCCTGTACATGATGCAGAGCGGCATCCAGTTGAAGCCTACCAAAGAGGAACACGATGCCGAATGCAAGCGCCTCGTCCAGACTTATCGGCAGACCAACCGTGCCATCCGCGCCTTCTGGACTATATGCGATGACGTCATCGTCCAGTTGGTGAACGGGAACACGGGATACTTCGGCGGCCCGGAAGGGAAGACGTACTACTATGACGGGCGGCATCAGGTCTTCGGGCGGACGGTGCCCGGCATCCTGTTCCCTGACGGGTACTGGTTGCTCTATCCCAACTTGCGGACATCCATAGACGAGAACACGCAGCGGCCCATTTACGTTTACGACAAGATGGAAAAAGGTCGCAAGGTAACTGTACAATTGCATAGCGGTGTGTTATGTAACAACATCACGCAAGGGCTGGCGTTCTCATTGATGCGTTGGCAGGCGCTTCTCATTAACGAGAAGTATCCAGTTCGTATCAACATCCATGACGCATGGGGCGTTGTGGTTGAGGAAGCGGAAGCTGACGAGGCCGTGGCCTATATGCGCAAGTGTATGAAGTCCCTGCCTGATTGGGCCAATGGGTTGCCTGTCAACTGCGACGTTGAAATGGGCGATGATTTCACCATAGTATAGGAGTGGTAACGTGGCTGAAAAGAAGCAATACGGTATCGGCATGGGTGTCTTGTCGCCTACGGCGTTGAAGACATTCGCCACTTGTCCGAGGAAATATCAGGCAATGTACATCACCAAAGAGGTGAAGTATACGCAATCTCCCGCCGCCGTCCGAGGCGACAAGCTCCACACCTTGATGGAAGCGGCGTGCCGGGAAGGATGGAACACCATCCAGTGGCCCGAAGCGGGCAACATGCAGCATGCCCGTGGGTTCGTTCAGGCCGTCGCCAACTTGAAGGCCGCCGGGTGGCTTGTCCGTCCCGAACTCCAGACCGCCGTCAGCCGTGACGGGAAGACGAAGGACTGGTTCGACAAGGCACCGGAAAGTTTCCTTCGCAGCCGCATCGACATCTGCGCCACCAACCCGGCGTTCCCCTACGCCATCGTCATCGACTGGAAGACGGGGAAGAAGTACGATGTGGACACCATCCAGTTGGCTATCAACGCCATGTGCTTGCAGCCCCAAACTGGAATCTCCGATTACAAGATGATGTTCGCCTACCTCGACAGCGGGGATGTGGTCGAACACTCTTGCCACCTCCCCCCTGTCCCTTTCTCCCGGTATGGGGAGGTGGTTCATCAGCTCCATCCTGACGTGGCGAAAGTGTACGAGCTCATCGGCACGTTGGAGGAACAATACAAGGTCGACGTGTGGCCTGAGAAGGCCAACCGTTTCTGTGACTGGTGCGATGTCCAGTCGTGCCCCAAAAAACAAGGCAGGTGATAATGGCTATAGTGGATGTAGTTTACGTCCCCGGTACCAATGGAGTGGCAACGACCCCGTTGGCTGCGATGTTCGATAATGTGTACAATATCATGCGCTCGTTGAACGGAACCACGCAGCCCATTGAACGAGTTCAGTTCAACACGGAGGTTCATAGTTTCTACATCACGACGCATGTGAACGGTGAGAAACTTCGTATCCAGATGGATATGACCGACCTCGTCGTGGTTCAGATAGACAGCGAGCTGACGCGGAACCTTTTCAAGCAGTATTACAAACAGTTCAATTAGGAGGACATTATGACTCATAACGTGCTTATCGAAATTCACATGGATGAACCCAAGACCCTGCTGGACAAATGCTTCATTGATTTGAAAAGGGGGTTCGACGCCATCTGCACGGACGTGGACGGCTTTGGCGACATCCTGCTCGACACGGGTACCCATATCCTCCAGATTCCGCTGGTGATGGGCAACAATACCCGGACGCTTGCCATCAACGTGGCGCTCTTGGCGCAGCTCACCATCGACTTCGATGAACTGTGCCGCATCCTCAAGCGGTATATGGAGTGGCGAGACGAAAAGGAGGGTAAGGGTTGTGGCAATCAGTAGTCTGTATGATGAAGAAACCCGGATGTACAACATCTATGGGGAGAACCTCTCCAACCGGGCCATCGAGTTTCTTGAGTTCGCCACCGAGGTGTTGCGTCATATCGAACATTATACGGTGCCTCAGTATGGAGACGCTCCTAGCGACCAGATGAGCACGGCGACGGAACAGGATGCCAAGTTCAGCATCCAGCGGTACTTGAACCGGATGGGGCAGAACAGCCGGGGCGCTGGCGAACAGGCCCGTGACCTGCTCAAGATAGCCCACTACGCTGCCATCATCTGGGGAATGCGTGGCCTCAATTCCATTAACCCCGTCATCTATCAGGGCGTCAATGAACTGGAACCCCTGACTATGGAGGATGCACATGCCCGTTCTTAACACTCCCGAAGGTAAGGTAAAGCGCGCTGGTCGTGCCATTTGCAAGGAAGTCGGCGTCTACCATTTCCCCGTCCAACAGGGCGGCACCAGCAACGCGGGCATCCCTGACGATGTGGTGTGCGCTTGGGGCCTCTTCCTCCAGATTGAGTACAAGCACCACATGGTCTGGGACAAGCGTACCGTGACGGCCTACCGCTCCCTCCCCTCTGACCGTCAGGTCTGGATGATGGAGAAGTGCCGCCGGGGTCTGGGCGTGACGTGGGTCATCGACGATACCAACCTGCACCTTCTCGAACCGAGCCTGCGGGCCATTGAGGAAGTGGCTGGCGAACCCGTCGCCTTTATCTGGCAGACGGCGATGAACGCTCCGGTGGTGTGGGATTGGTCGTATGCCGACTTCGCCATGTACAAGAAGGGCATAGGCTCCGTCGAGCGCTGCCTCGGACGCAGCATTCCCGTCTACGTCAAGGGGATGTAATCATGCCAAGCAGTCTCTTGCCAGCAAATGAATACTTTGTCGAGTTCATCCCGCAGGCCGGGAGTTCCGCTCATGTCGTCATTGACCTTGAGACCTTGGATACGAAGCCGTCCGCTGCCGTCATCGCCGTGGGCGCAGCCGCCGTCATCCCGGATTCACGCAAGACGTACCTCTTCTACTATCCGGTCACGCTCGACTCCAACCTTGAGGTCGGACGCACCATCAACGGCGACACGCTCGGCTGGTGGATGCGGCTGGTTCCTCAAAGCCCCGAAGCCGCCAAGCTCATGGAAGTGGTCAGCCTGTCCGGGGAGGAGAACACCCATTACGGATTGGGGCATGTGCTCATCAAGCTCTTCGACTGGTTGCATAATCTCGTAAAGGATAAGTCCAACCTGTACGTGTGGGGCAACGGTGCCGACTTCGACATCGCCATCCTGAACAGCGCCTTTGCTGGCTGCGGTCTGGACATCCCGTGGTACTACGGGAATGTACGATGCTTGCGTACACTTCGGTTCGTGTCCGGATTCCACGACAAGTGGCCTGACTACTACGATATGGTCAAGCCTATGGTTCCCCATCACGCCATGTATGATGCACTAGCCGAGGCCCTGTGGCTCGACGTCATCCTCGACAACCTCAACCACCAGAAGTTCCAACATGCTGATTGACAGATACAACGAAGACGACCTCACCATATCTTTCGATGCGGCCTATGATGTCTTCAAGAAGGCTACCGAGTATTGGCTGAACAAATTCGGTATGCACGATTGGGAAGTGTACATCGACTGCAAGAACCAGCCGGGGTACTACGCCCACTTCGACATCAATTGGGAAGGGAAGATGGTTCAGATTGACATCTCCAATGCCCCGGAAACGGTATGGACTGAGGAGCGCGCCAAGCAGACGGCGTTCCATGAAGTGCTTGAGGTACTCCTGTTCGAGCAGAAGCACATCATGGAGACCATCAAGGACGAGGACGCCCGGCTGGAGGCTCTGGAAGCCAACCGCCACGAGCTCATCCACAGGTTGATGCCCATCTGCCTGACGGCAAAAGCTGCGGGATACTAGTATGCAGGGCCGTTTCTTTTTCCGGGTTGAGCCAAGGGTAGGCAAGGACATGGTGGTGTATGCTTACCACATCAGCCATGCCGTGCTTATCTTCCGGGAAGTGGTAACGCATAACTTCTACTGCGACATCGACAGCGCCGTGCTGCGGAAGATTGAACTGGATGACCCCGTAAACTTCGCCTATCGTACCATAACCCGTGTCTCGTTGAAGCAGCTCCCCAACGATACGACGATATGGGCCGTGGACGATGACGACAACGTGTTGAGATTCAAGCCTGACGAGTGGGTATAGCATGGATGCCATGAACGATTTGTTGGTTGTGCCTGATACTGGCGTCATCATCGACAAGGCTCACAACAACTACATCCTGAACATCACCGACCCTGCCATCACAGCGCAGATTAAGGAGGCTGTTCCGTTTGTAATGACGCGAGCTTACGACAAGGGGGAACTCGTCCTTCTCCCTGTCCATGATGACACGCTCCGGTTGCTCCGTAACATGAAGCTCCCCACGGCGGGGATGGAGCCGCTCCGGTGGCAGTACCATGCCCCGTTGATTGAGGGTGAGTTTAAAGCTATGGTGCATCAGGTCACATCGGCTGCGTTCATGGCATCCCATAATCGGTGCTTCAATACCAGTACCATGCGAACAGGCAAGACTGGCAGCGTTATAATGTGTACCGATTATCTCCAGTCGGTAAAGGGAGTTACTGGAGCTGTCCTTATCGTGGCTACAGTTTCTAACTTGACAGGCGTGTGGAAGCGGACTATAGATAAGACACTGCCGAATAGAATAGCGGTAGTGGTTCATGGTGGTACAGGCAAGGCCGACCGTGTTCGTCGGCTTAATACTCCGGCTGATTATTATATCATTAACTACGATGGGGTTAAGATTGCTCATGATGAAATTAAGGCGATGGTACTTGACGGACGCATCAACATTGTTGTAGTGGATGAATTAACCCATTACGGCAACCCCGACTCCGGCAGGTTTATCGCTATGAACGACATCGTGAACAAAGGCCCCCGCACCCCGGACTATGTCTACGGACTCACCGGGTCTCCGGGAAAGAACCCCATCCCCATCTTCGGGTTCGTCAAGCTCATCAACCCGGAGAAGCTCCCGTGCAAGCGGCTCAGTGTGTGGCAAGACTACACACAGTACCGCTTCGGTCGGGAGACGTGGCAGTGGAGGAACCGCCCCGGCTGCGACAAGATTATCTTCGAGACCATGCAGCCCAACATCCGGTTCGACAAGGCCGACATCATGGACTTGCCCCCGGTCGTCCGTCAGACGCGGGACTGCGACCTGTCGAAAGAACAGAAGGTCGCCTACAAGAAGATGCGGGAAGACATGATGGCTCTGACCCAAGACGGGACGGTCATCGAAGCCGTCCACAAGGCGAGCCTCACCCACAAGCTGTTCCAGATTGCGCTCGGTACGGCGATTGGCGCGGACAAGAAGGCCCTCATCCAGTTGGACAACGGCCCCCGGATTGCCACCATCGTCGAGGTCATCAAGGAAGCGGCTGCCAAGGTCGTCATCTTCTGCACCTACACCGGAGTCATCGACAGGCTGGCGAAACAGCTCAAGGACAAGGGCTATACGGTCGGCGTCGTGGATGGGCGCGTCACCGGGAAGAAGCGGGACACCCTGTTCCACGACTTCCAGAACAGGAAAGACCCCCACATCCTGATTGTCCACCCCCAGACGGTGGCGTTCGGTGTGGAGCTGGCGGCGGCGGACACCATGATATTCAACGGCCCGCCCCTGTCCGGGGACTTCATATACGAGCAGGCGCTTGAACGGCTGTCGAGCCTGAAACAGAAGGCGAGGCAAATATCCATCATCCAGATAGTTGCAACGGAAGAAGAACGGAACTTCTTTTCGGGTCTGGATATGGGGGTCAAGTCGAGCAAGCTGGTCAACGACCTCTTCGCCGAGGTCACGAAGGCAGGAAACAAGGGAGGTTCCCAATGACGTTCGACATTACCGAGGCCGTCGAGAAGTGGCGCGAATACCGCAAGTCCCGGCTCGAACTGGAAGACCTCGCCAAGAAGATCAAGAATGGCCCCGAAGCGCAGATGCGTGCCGCCATCCTCATGTACCTTGACTCGCAGGGCATGAATGGGTCAAAGACAGCGGCTGGCACCGTGTCGAAGACGAGCAAGGATCACCTTGAAGTGGTCGACACCGAGGCCTTGCTCCGCTTCATGCTCTCCAATATGATAACCGCGCTCAAGGAAGGACGCCCGCTGGCGGATGCCCTCATCCTCCAGAAGACGCCCCTCAAGAGCGGCATCACGGAACTGGTTCGCCAACGTCTCGACGTGGATGGGGGCACTCCCCTGACCGACGAACAGTTCAACGGTATCGCGGCGCAGTTCGGAATCAAGCGCGTTTCCGAACCGGACATCAGTTTCTCAAAGAACTCTTAAAGGAGAATGAGTTATGACTCAGGACAACAACACCCCGGCTGTCATCCCTTCCGCCATGCAGAACCTCATCATGTCCCCGCCTGCTGAACTCATGGGGATGCTTGCCTCGAACTTCGACGGGGCCTATGCCGACTTCGGCGGCGTGTTCCGCTCCATCTCGTTTAAGGGGTTCCAGTTCACGTTGAAGGAATCCGGTTCGTCCACCGTTCATCCTCTGCAATACCTGCCCATCGTCATCCTCGGCATGGCCCACGACAACCACTGCGTGTGGTACGGCAAGGCTTACGGTTCCGCGACCGAAGGCGAACGTCCTGACGCCGTGTGGTGGGAGAAGCAGGGCGCTCCGGCGAACGTCCCCGCTTCCGCTCTCGTGAAGGATGCCAATGGCCGCAACCAGTATCAGATTCAGCGCCGCCTTGCCGTGGCTCTGCTTCGCCAGAACCACAATGACGGCTCCATGTTCATCGACCTTGAGAATCCCTTCGTCATGGACATCGGTGCCATGTCCATCTTCGGTGCCGACATGCCGAACCAGTGGGCTTTCTCCCTCGCCGGACTCATCCGCTTCTGCTCCCGCAGCCGCGTGATGCCGCTCCATTTCGTCACCAATGTGATTTTCGACCGGAGCCAGTCCGTGCCTTCCGTCCGCTTCGTCCCGGCGAACCAGAATGGTCAGCTCGTGTTCCTTGACTCTTTCTCACTTGAACAGGTATACCGGGTTGCGGCGTCCACGGAAATCCGCGACCTGCTGAATGTCCGTGTGACCTCGACCCAGAACCCGGCGGGCAACCCGCAGTCTCAGCAACCCGCCCCGGCGCAGGCTCCGGTTCAGGCCCCGGTTCAGGCTCCGGTTCAGGCCCCGGTTCAGGCTCCGGTTCAGGCCCCGGTTCAGGCTC